TCATGCTGCACCTCCATTTTCTTTTTCTGCTGCGATATCAGCGTCAGTCGTCGGCTGATCGGTGACCATACCGGCCACCGCGTCCGCTTCATAGATCGCCGGGGCGGCTTTTTCTCCGTCGCGAATGCCCTGCGTTGTAGGGTCTACGACCACGCCGAGACCGACGAGCAGGTTGATCACGATGCCGAGCAGCTGCGTGAGATCGCTTTGTGAAATCGCCGGTATCACCCCGACGATACCTAAAATTTGATAAACAAAGGCCACCGCCGCGGCGATCAGCGCCGTCAACGTGGCCTTATTTTTGAGTCGTAATGTGAAATTCATATTTCTCCCCTTTGCATCAAAAAAGGAGTTACCCCAAAAAGTGATAACTCCTACATTAAATTAAACATTAAGCAGAAAGACTATATTTCTTTTTTAATTGATTTCCCTTTGAATATGGAATGATATTTTCTTTTTGCAATCTTCCAACAAGAATACCAACGTCAATGCCCATGTGATCAGCTGCACTGGAAAGTGCTCTTGATGAAAAATCACCATTCTGAACGAATGTTTGGTAATCTACTAAAGAAATAAGACGATCTCTAGCGAATAAATCTGCTTTCTCTTCATCTTCGGATGTTAGCGCGTCATCCTTTCCAATTTGTCCATAATGGATATGCCCTAATTCATGGAACAAGCTAAACCAAAAACGATCAGCATAAGCGCCTCGAACGGTCAAGCCCATGACGATTTTCCCACCGTCGTAAAACGTCGCGCCGTGAAGAAATGAACCTCCTAAATGCGGCAAGAATACTAGCGCGATACCATGCCTCGCCATCAAATCAACTAAAGCGGGGCAAAATTTTTCCGGCTCTTGTCTCGTCATCTCACGCAATTGAGGAATTTCTTCAAATAACCCCTGAAGATTGATAGGAGATACTTCCATTTTACGAGCTTCGATCTTGGCTTGCTGTGCCCATGCCATTAATGCATAATCACTTTTTTTGCTGCTTCCAAGCTTTCGCCATGCTATGCGTGTAATCCTCTTATTTGTAACCGAAGTTAATCGCGCCACTTCAAAAAATTTTCGTAAATTCACTACGCGCTCTTTTAAGTTTGACGTTTTCGGCACCCATCCAAGCTTTGACATCTCTTTATATGGAATCTTTTTTGAAAATGATATGTCTTCATCCATTTTATTTTCGTCTTTGGCCTTTGCAAGTTTTTCTCTATAAATGGATTCCAACTTATTCCAGAAGCTTGCTGGAATGCCTAAAACATACTCCAGCCGTTCAGCCACTTCAGGCGTTAAATGGACTTCACCATTTATCAGCCTACTGATATGTTTTTCTGACATATCCATTCGAGCTGCAAATTCTTTTTGAGTTATGCCACGATCTGAAAGTTGTTCCTTGATGGTGGCACCTGGCGGCGTGGCAATATATGTTTTGCTTTCAACCATTTGAAACTCCTTTCTTAGTGATAATCCACTATTTCTTCGATATTTGCAATTTGAATCTCTTGCCCAATCTTGCTAAAAATTAAACGGTACGGATGAACCAAATCAACAGCGTATTGATTTTTTCGATTTCCCTTTAATTCATGGCAACGCCCAATATTAAATTGAACCATCATTTCTACATTTTCCGCTGCATGAATTTGATCAATGCGTTGTTGAATTTTTTGAGCCATTTGTGGGCCGTATTTCTTTCGAGCAATTGAAGCATTTGTACAAATTTTTTTAAGTTTTTTTGTCGAATATGTTACATTCAAAGTAAACTCCTAAATTTACCTTATAGGTAAATTATAAATGCTTTTTGGTTGAAAGTCAATTTGCTTATCATCTTAGCATCCTCAATTAAGAATCGTCTTATCTTTCATTCGGTAAGTATCAATAATTCATCTTTTCCCTCCTTCGTGGATTTCCCATTCTTCAATCCGTTCAACTCTTTCTTTCAGCTCGTCGTACCGCTTAAAGGCGGTGCTGATATCTTGCTCCGCGCGGTACGTCCGCTCCACGATTTGATTGTGTTTTTCAACTTTTTTCTCAAGCTGATCAAATCGGTAAAGCAAAAGCTGAAGCTGACTGTTAATCTGTTCCTGGTGCGCCTTGGCGGCCTTGCTGGACGCGACCAGCGCGATCACCACCGGCGCAACCGTGCCGATTAGGTTTAAAACGAGATTCGGGTCAATTCGCCACATGATGTCACCACCTGCCCTTAGTAAATACTGGGCTGAATCGCCAGGCTGTAAATTAAGCTTGACCATCTGACCGTGGCGCTCTCCGCCGTCGGATCGTCGCCGTCACAGATCACGATTTGCACCTTAACGGTGCCAGACTGAGAGGTAGCGCTTTTGTCGATCTTCCAGCTGAAGGTGTACTGTGTCGCCGTGGTGCCGTCTGTATGGTCGTCGGTGACTGTGCAGGCCTTATACGCCACCTCGCCGCCGGGCGGCTTGTACACGGCGAAGACCTTCTGTGTGTCCTCGTAAAAATCAGATATATCTGTCGCCGAGACAATGAAGTTGGCTGTCGTCGTGTTGGTGTCGTGCTGAACCTCGACCGTTCCGGCCGCATCCATCGGGACGATCTCGCGCCCGTGGTTAATACTAAAATCCATGCTCTCCTCCTATTCGTCGATGAAGTAAACCGGGGTGACTGTGAGTTGTGTCGGAGCCTGCCCGCCATTCATAATCATCATGTTACGGTCACCTTCATACCTTAAGTAAATGCTGCACGTATCGTTATCGTGCAATCTGACAACGCCAGAAAAGGATGTGGTGCAGAAATTGCCAAAGGGGTCGGGATAGCCATAATTTTCCGCCACATTGGTTGCGCCGTGATTTCTCAGCCCGACGTGAACAGCGTTGGCGCGGTAGAGGTTACGGAGGTGAAGGGACCCGTCCACCCGGTACACGCCAGCCTTTCGGATATGTACAATGCCATCCTGATAGTAGGCATAACCGGCATCCATCGCCATCCCGTCAATGACCCGCGGATTCTTGAACTTGACCGCGTGATACTCGCCAGGCTTGACCCATTGGTCTGAGCCCTGATAGACGCCGAGCACCATCGTCGGCACGCAGTCGCTTAAAGTCCGTGTCGCCTTGTTCCAGCGGTCGGTGACACTGACTAAAGACGCCAACGTATTCGGGGATAATGTCTGCCATGCCCCAGCTGATCTGACGTTAAAAGTAAACGCCTTCCCGTCCGTTCCGGTCTGAATCCAGAACGCGCCGTCGGTCACGTCTGAAGACGTCGGTGCAGTGGTTTGGACGTATATCTGACGTTTGCCGGTGTCGCCCTGGGCCTGGGCATACCAGGTCTCATAATCGTTTTTGATGTGATTGAAATATGTGTCGAATTCCGAGACGCCGCGCATACGGATCCCGCCGCACAGCTTTGTGTCGGTGCGCTCGTCGGCGACCGCTGTAATGCCGTTCGCCGTAACAGTGACGCGGGCTAAAGAGATTTGCCACTTGACCCAGTGGTTTTGAGTCAGCGCCGGGGCGGCGGGGATAGCACTGGCCGTTCCCTTGAGGATTTCGAGACGGGTTTCCCTGGCGGAAAAGTCCGCCGTTACCACCACGCGGTCGATGCGCGTCAAGCTGGAGTTTTCCGCGTCGATGGTCAGCGCCTTATCGCTCTGGTTATAGTACCAGGCGCCATCGACGTGGGCGATGAACGGTGCGACTTTGACCTGACCGGTTCCTTTCATGACGGCGCCGCCCATGGTGCCGTCGTCGTAAATGTTTACGCCATTTCGGATGGATGCGTAAAACACCGCGTCCAGCTCTTCCTGGCCGTAGCTGGCGTTGCCATTCCAAAAGAAACTGTTTTGAATAATTGAATTGGCCATAGTTAACCTTCCTTGCTGGTGTCAGCGTCCAAAAGCGCCTGCACTTTCTTTCTCCAGAAAGCCGGCACATCATCAATTGCCATAATTCCTGCTAAAATACGCTTGTAGTAAATTTTTGCCATATTATTTCACTCCTTCTAATGCTGTTATCCGTTCCTCTAATCCCGACACCAACGCGCCGAGGTCGGCTAACCCGTCACCGTTATCAGATACAGATTGGGCTAAATCGACCATTGCGTCAGACAGCTCACTATTTGTTGGCGTCAATCTGGATTTATGTTCAGCCTCAGCCTGTTCAGCAAGTTCATTTAGTTCGTCTTCAGTATACGGAATGTACCGCTGAATCGTCTCCGTCTCATCATATGCTGCTTTAGCTTCGACCGGCTCTTCGTCCCAGACCGTGATCACGTCTTTGCCACCATTGGGGTACTCTTTCACCACTTCGATGTGGGATTTTCCGAGGGATGCCGACACTGCGTCGTGATGGTTGGTGACGATCTGCTCTATTTCCAGATGGCCTTTTTCCAAATTTGGATTTGTAATTTCGTTATTATTCTGATCTAAAATTCTCATTTTTCACCTCACTCAAGCAATGCGTTGCCACATATAGACGACAAAATATGGCGGCATCGAACTGTTAGAGCTTGTTACAGCTCGCGACTCATACCTGGCTGAGTTGTCTGAATGGGTAGATTTTTGTGTTCCATTGTTTATCGTTACTGTCACGTCGGCGAGTCTATTACTCATACCTGCTGGTTTTCCATTCTCCCCGCGCTGTAGTGCGCCTACTGGTCCGTTTTCGCCAACAAAGTTTCCGTAGTACCCACAGAGGACAAACCCATACCAATGTTCATGCGTCGCACTTCCACCTGTACTGCCTGCGGAAAAAGTGCTGCCGGCCGCAAGTAAAAATCTGTCTTTAATCTGCTCCCAGCTTCCACCGACAATCGACGCAGGGGACGTTGGGTCAGTTGAAATCCACGTCTTGCCAATTGGGAAAAACTTATCTAGAATCGTCTTCCCGTCCACATATACCTTTCTGCCTTCGACGTATATAGGAAAAGCGATGTCCAGTCCTTCGCGTGTTGCCGTCTTGCCGACAGCAATGCCTTTCCCGCCTTTTAAGAAATCCAGTGGTACCTGCGCATTAGATAGCGTCATTGCGGCACTGTTGGACGTGATTTTGTCCGTAATCGACGCGACTAAATCAAAGGCCTGGGTATCGCTGGCACTGATCCGCTTGGTGAGCGTCTGTGTCTTAGTGATCGTCCCCACACTAACCGACGTCCACGCCGACGTACTGCCGATCGGACGATATTGGAGCGTCACCGTTGCGCTGTTGCCGGACACGTTGGTGCTGTCCAGCGTTGCCGGAATGGTGACATTAGCGTAGGCGCCGGTATCGTCCGCCGTGCCTGAAGACGTGCACCGGGACGCGTTAACGCTGACCGTTGGCGGACTGTACGTCTTCACCGTGATCGCCTTCGTGACGATCGCCGTCATGCCCCGGCTATCCGTGGCCGTGATCGTCATGTTGGCCGTCCCGGCAGCATTCGGATAAAACTTAAAAGTGCCGCTTGTGGCGTCATACGTCGTACTGTTGTACACCGCGCTCACTGATTTGATTGTCGCCGTATCGGTGAAATCGGTATGATACACCGACGCCGGTACGGTGGCTGTCACCTGTGAGAAACTGGCTGCATACGCGCCCATCACGCTGTAAGCCTTTGTGGCATCCGCCAGGGTCACGCTTCCGATCGACGGCTTCACATCGCTCGGTACGGTGACAGTAATTGCCTGACTCACTACTCCTATTTTTGTGTCGTGCCCAGATCCCGTTTTCGTATTAAGAAAGACGGTAGCTTGCGCACTCTGACTGTTCGGAAACGTCGTCACTCGTTTCTTCGGGATGGTACAGGTGCATGAGGTGACGCCAGCCGCGACTTCATACGTGATTTGATCCCCGACGCCGGTAATATCAATCCAATGAGAGAATCCACTGCTGTGCGGGCTGATATTCACCGTAAAACTGCCGCCTGCCGCAACGTTTGACGTGGACAGCGACATGCCTGACGCACGGGGGATGGTATCCAGGTTGACGCCTGACCCGCACGACGTGGAAGACATAGACGTGCCGGAGATGCCACCTGTCGCGCCAATCCAGATGCCCTTGGTACCGTCGTTATTGTGATACACCCGCTTGGAGGCTGAGGCGACCTGCACCCAGCCGGTACCGATGGAGACATGGCCACCGTAGCCATAATCTGTGCCGTCAATATCGATGACGCCGCCGATCGTGCCGGAGGTGGTATACCCACTGTTAGTACGGCGGTAAAACAATTGCGCAGATACATCACTGTAGTTGCCGCTGACATTGGCGCTGGCCTGCCAGTTGATCTGCGCCACGATGTATCGATTACTTGTACTGCCTGAAATTGAACCAGATGCCATCCATTATCCTCCTATGTATTTAATCGATAGATTGCCATTTGACCGCGGAATAAACCCAAAATTGCCCATAGTGAACGTGCCGCCTTGTCGGATGGTCAAGTCAGCGATATCCACTTTGTCGGAAAAGGTCGCAATGACCTGGCCGGAGGCATTGCGGAAGGTCATGGCCTTACCTTTCAGATTGACACTTGCCGGTTTGCTTTTCTCATCGCTGCTGCTGTCGGTCAGTGTCAGCCCGTTCTTGTCAAATGTGAGGGACTCGCTGATTTCTTTTAACGTCGTCCCCTGTGCATTCGTGACACTTTGCAGCGTCGTGACATTGGCGCTGAGGCTGTCAGTCTTCTGGGCAAAATCCGTCTTGGTTACCAAATCATTCGTGATGGTGTTCCCTTGCGCGGCAATGTTCTTTTCATTATTAGACACCCGGTTTTTTAGCGTCGCCGCATCGTCGGCCATGGTTTTAATCGATTCAGACGCTTTATCCTGCTGATCTTGCAAGTTGTCAGTCGTATCCCACACATCGTTCAGCTCGTTGTCCAGTACCGCCGTCGAATACCCGGTCGAGCCATTGCTGTACGCGCTTTTTGTCCGCGTCCAATAATACCGGCCTTCGACGTATTCGGCGGGCGTTTCCGTCCAGCTGCCGCCATTTAGCGCGGTGCTTGAGGTAGAAAGATAATACTCCGGTGTCACCTTGCTGACGCCGACCCCCTGGGCGCCTGTTGCACCAGTCGGGCCTTGCGGCCCTGTCGCCCCAGTGGCACCCGTTGCACCCTTAGGGCCGGTTTCACCTTGAGGACCTTGAGGACCGGTTGCCCCCGTCGCGCCGGTTTTCCCCTGAGGTCCCTGTTCTCCTGTCTCGCCTTTTGGGCCTTGCGCGCCTGTTTCGCCTTGCGGGCCCTGCGGTCCAGTGGCGCCAGTGTCGCCCTTCGGGCCTTGTGCACCTTGGGCGCCGTCGGTAACGTTGAGGACATCCACAGTTTTTGTTACTTCCGGTTCGCTCGTATCGGCCACCAGCTTCGCCCATTCGACAAGGCAATAACCGGTATTTTCATATTCTGTATAGATATTGCGATAGTAAACCCTTGCAAACGCCGCGGCGGCCATATCATCTGTGGCCGTGAACGTGCCCGTGATCGTCTGTTCCGTCGATGGGGTTGTGCTGATCCAATCGGTGCCGTACGATCCACCGCCGAAATACATAGCAATTTTAGACTTATCGCCGTCATCTCCAGTCTTGATCTTGACGGACCAAATGTAATTCTTCCCGGATACGATGTTGCTCGTTAAATCATACTGCCCGACCGGGTAGCCTTGCGGGTCTTTTCCGTTGTTCGGTGTATCCCAGCCGGTAAGCAGATTCTCTTCCGGCGCGTAAGCGTTCGCTGTGATCACCGCTTTACTGTTAATGTCCTTGGCGTCAACTGTGACCGATGTGCCCGTTGCGATTAAAGCGCCATCATTAAACCACTTGACAATGCGCGTGTCGGTGATATCTTCCGCCCCGTGATAGACCGCGGCGGTGAGTGTGGTGGTGCCGGTGCCATTCTTGAAAGTGAAGCCGTCCGACGCGCTCACTTCGATGCGTGTGTAGGCGCCGCTCTCACTCTGAACGCACACCGGCGTCGTCTCCGTCGTCGTACCGTCCTGGTACGTGATGATGTTCTTCTGCCAGATGTACTTGCCCGCAGTCCACGTCGGTGCGGTCTCTTGCCAATCGCCACCCGCAAGTTCGGTGGCGCTGGTGGATTGGTAGTAACTCGGCGTCACGCTGGCCATGGTTTTTGAAATCGACGATTGTAAGCCCTCCGAAGTTTTAGTCAGCTGATTGGTCGTCACAAATCCGCCGCCTTTATCGACGGTAGATAACAGTTCTGAAAGTGTTCCGTGGGTTTGATCTAAATAAATCTTAGCCATGTTGATGGTCTTCGTGCCGTCAGTGTTGATGGATTCGACCACGCTGTCAACGTCTAACTTGGAGCCCGCGATATTGGCGTCGTCTGCCACCATCTTGTCGACGATCAGCCCGTTCGGAACCGAGGCCGGTTTGATGCCGTCAGCGTCGATAAGCACTCCTTTGCCCGTTGAATCATACAGAACAAAAGTAAAGTTGCCGCTCGCATCCCGGCCCAGCTGGACCCGGACCGTGCCGCTCTTGTCTGCGATCTGAAGGGTCGGCCCGAAAATCGACAGGCCGCCGTCTTCTGATTTGATCTTCACCTTGCTGGTGTCCAGCTCGCCCGAGGTGATTTTATCTGCCGTCAAGCTGGCGATCATAGCCGAAGTAATCCACCCGGATATCGCGCTCAATTGTTCGGCGTCCAGGCTGTCGATGTCGGCCGATCCGGCAAATATGCGATTGGATAGCAGCGTCTTAATATTTGCCCAGGACGCCCACAGATTGCCGACCGTCGCTTCATTGAAAGTGGCTTTATCGGAAAACAGCGCCTTGATGTACGCGTTGTTCCCGATGAGTTCGTCGATGGTGGCCTTGTTGGTGTCTAAATCGTCCACGGTGGCCTTTTTCGCCACAAGGTCGTCAATATCTGCCTTTGCCGCGGTTAAATCTAAAATCTCGGCTTTTTTCGCGGTCAAATCTTTGATGTTCGCTTTCTCGGCGGTCAGCTCATCAATATCCGCCTTCTCCGCGCTCAGTTCCGTGATCGACGCCTCGTTAGCGATGAGGTTCTGCGTTGATGTCCGCTGCGCGGTCAGGGTCTTAAAATCGGCCATGTCCGCTTCTAACCGTTTCACGGTTGCGTCGTCCACGTCCAGTCCCATGATATAGGCGTGCTTGGCGAAGAGCTCATTCGTATTGGTGACGTTCGCGTTAATTTTGTCAAATTCTTTAGTGATGCCATTGCGTTCGACTACAACAGCTTCCTGAGCGCTGGTGATCGCGCCTGAAACGGTGGTTTCTGTGTAACCAAACGTCGGTGTGATGGTCAGGTCGCCGCCTTCATACGTCTCTTCAACCGCTGTCACCTGCTGGTCGATTGTGACTCCATTTGCTTTGTCGATATAAGTGCAGATGTCGCCTAAATCCCAATACACGCGGTAATCAGTCGTATAGACCTCATATTCATACGACATGACATCGCGATGCTCACTTTGCAGCTTTTCATTGCCTCTATCTTCCATAAGCTTCGTGACTTCAGCGTCTGTTCGTGTTTTTTCCGTGGAACTGCCAGACGATGAACTGCTTGATTCCTCATCTCCTGAGGACAGCCGCCCCGTGACCGTCTTTGTTTCTGCTGTGTACTTTGTTTGAATATCCCGCGCGTCGACTAAGACCTCCCGTCGTTCCAAACCTTTGAAATTGTCACCGACTTTAACAATTTTCCGCTTTGCACCGTCACCTTCACCCGCAACATAGGCCATGTTCTTGTATGCGCTCGTATCATGCGTATACATGTGCTTTTTAACCGTTTTATTGTTAGTGGTAAAAATGTACGCATTTGGATTGATCGACGCGGTTTCAATACCATCTTTATACGTTTCGATATGCTGTGTACGATCCACGCCGGTCAATACTGTGAAAACCAGCTTGCCCGTCCCAAAGTCCGGAATTAAAGAAAAGCCCAGACCACTGTGAATACTGAGCGTATTTAAATCAGCGGTTAAGGCTTTAAATCGACTTTGAAATGATAATTTATGTTCAGTTGGGGTCCCGTGTTTTGCGATCGTAATGAGCGGAATTTTGCGATTGCTGTCTGTTGGGTTCACAACGTGCTGATCCACTAAATCGTACATAATGGTTTCAGCCGGTGTGTTGTCCCATACCATGTAACCGTCGTGATTCTTATTGTCGCTGTCAGATGGAATGGTGATGCGCTGACTGAGTATGAAATCCGCCGTATACCCATGCACCGTAAAATCTTGTGTCGAATTGTACGCAAACCCATCAGAATCATCGACAGGCTTTTCGATGATGCCAAACTTGTTCACATCGTCGTTGACCATCACAAAGCGCCCGTTCTTGAGCAGTGCATTCGGTTCGCCCATATGCAGCTCAAAATCGCCGTACGTTGACCATACCCGTTTCCAGATGATCGACGTGGTTTTATTGACAATGCCAATCAACTCCAGCTTGTCATCCTTAACATCGTACACCCGCACAGTCGGTTTAATAATACGTCTATCCATTTAAACCCCCGTAAAATACCGTTTGTACAAGATATTTACCTCGTTAACTTGATTCGCGTCCGCCGTCTCATAATGAAAGATGTTGTCCCCAAGTTCGAGAAAAAATTCCAAATCTGAATGGGTGGTCAAATAAGGGTAAGCATTCGTTTGATTTCCAGCACTATCTTCAATGTAAAGCCGCGGATTATTCATACCCGTCATGATATTGAGCGTTTCCCCCACTGCCATTTCCTTTAATATCTGAATTTCTTTCCCTGTGATCAGGTTCTTTACCTTCGGATATTTAGCCGGGCCTTTGAATGTGATCCACAACGGCGCCGCTGCGTGGCCGTCATTGAAAATGCTCTTATCCCCAATCACACGGTGTCTGAGATAAAACGGCGAACCATCCTGTGCTGCTCCTGCCGGAGTTGTCGACGTCGGGCTGTAGGCGTTCTGCGTTTCATCGTGGAGTGAAAAGCCACCGGCCCATTCGGACAACGCCACAAGCTGCCATTTATCATCTTCAAAATAACCATTTAAACCTTTAAGCTGAAGTTCATATTCGACTTTTTTAAAAAAATTATCCTGCTTATCTTCAAGCTTACTAACTTCGTAATCAATGCTCCTTACATGTGTAATACCACGGTCTTTACGCGTGACGGTGAGCCGTCCCGGTTTGTATGGCGTGAAATAACCCATGATCTTGTCATGTATGGCGTAATCATCGTTCTTGTAATCGAAATGAATCCCCATTTGGCGAACGCCCATGCGCTGTTTTTTCACATAACCGCCGTCGAAATTGTAATCCTCTGTGGTTAGGTCGTAATCTGATCCATCAAACCCTGACACGTCAATGATATTAAATCCTGTCTTGATATCAGGGCCGGAGCCGATGAGCAAATCGCCATCAACCCCATTATTAAATTTCATCGTGAAAAATTTAGTTGCCATTGAAAGCAAGACTCCTTCCCGCTTGTCTGAGCTCTGCCCGAAATGCGGATGGCTGTTTTGGCGTTTCCTGGAAATACACGTTCTGTGTCATGTCGTTGTTATTCGTGACCGTCGTCATGCCGCCAGCAGCCGTTACCGCTACTTTATTGGCGAAATCCGACATGACCGCGTTAATCCCTTCTTGCAATGCCGTTGTGACAAATCCGCCACGTGAATTTGCGTACGGGTTTTCACTCTTGCGAATAACAGCTTCTCCGGCGTGGATCTTTGCAAACTGATCGCGACTGATAAACCGTGACCCAACCGCATAGCCGTACCAGTGCTTAGACCGCGGCTTTAATACACGCTCAACCGAGCCATATCTCGCGATCATATAGCGAATTGCGGCGACTATATTGTCGATCGGATTCCAAATATTACCATGGCCCAGGAGCTTATATGCGTTAAAGGTCGAGTCGATCATCTGCATGACCCCCTTAGAGGGGTGCCCAAGTTTGGCGTTGATGTCCCAATTATTCACTGCTCTCGGATTGCCGCCGGATTCGGCTTTAGCTGCACGGATGAGACCGCTTGCCAGCGATTCAGACTGACCGGTAAGTTTCAGCGCAGCTCTGACCCAGTCGGAAAGTTTCCCGCTGGCCGCTGCTCCCTCGTCGTCACCTTCTGCATCCATCGTACCAAAACCGTACTTCTTAAAGTTATACGCCTCCTCAATGGCATCAGCTAAACTGTTGCCCAGGCCATTTTTATAACGGAGAATTGCGGCCCAGTGCCCAGGATCGCGCCCGACGTAAGCTTCGTGTGCCTGATCGCCTGGTTCAGGATGGCCGTGAGCACTATGAAACCCGGCGTTTATCAGGCCACCGAGTGCCATTTCAACATGCGTCGCGTCGTTTAAAAGGATATCACCACGTTTTGGATTCGCATAAGGCAGCCTTGACCAGCCGCGCGCTGTCAGATTCGTCGATAAATTATGTGTACTCGACGCCGATCCCGTATCGAAACCCGCTTTTCTCAGGGAGTAAATAATCGAACTTGAGCAGTCAAAGTCTGGCCCCCATCGATTAGACTGTGAGTAACCATGGCTGTCATTATTAACGAGATTCAGCATATTGGAGACAAAACGCCCAAGTTTACCGTCTCCAGAGCCACCGACGACGGAGCCGCCGTCGTACTTGCGCATCCAGTTGACTTCTTTCATGGAGTCGTCATCCATATAATTGACATTCGCATCTGCACTGAACTTTTGTTTGGCAAACGCGCCTTTCATGTCACTGACAGTCGACCTCGTGAATTTTCCGAGTTCCGTGGAGTTCAAGCCGTTGATAAACCCAATGCCGGTATAACGGCCATACGCAAAGGCAACCTTTGATGGTGACGCAATACCGAGCCCTGTTCTGAAAGCTTTTTTGACCGCATCAACTAACTGATTGGTGGTACCGACAACAGTGGCTTTTTCAGCTAATAACCCGTTATTATAGCCCTGCATCGTATATACGCCAAGCGCGTAAAATGCGCTATATTGGCCACGTATCCACCCCTCTAATGCAATAATTATCGTCTGTGTACTGCTTTTTGCGGCGTTCGTTCGGTCTGTGGCGCTGAGCGCGACCGCATTAAATGTACTATAAGATGACGCCTGGAATTGACCCAATAACGACGCAATGAAGATAGCCATCATCTGCATATTGGTCAATACCGTGTTTTTCGCCTGTCCTGTCGCATTGATGGCGTTTTGCGAAATGGGTGAATATACCGCCTGCGCCGCTATCTGCATGAGCGGTGCGGTGTTTTGAATGTCTGCCACTTGGAGAGTCATACTCGTTACGATATCTGTCTGTGCGCTCTGTGTGGCAGTATGCGCCTGATCCGCTAATACGCCATACGTATTGCTGGCTGCCGTCTGCATGCTCGAACCTTGAGGAGCTTGTGTGCCAATGGCTGAAGCCGATCCTGAATTCGTCCCACTCGAAACAATTTGGCTGAAGATCGCCGCGATCTCCTCGATCGCCAACGCTATCGCATTAAGCGCCTGGACAATACCCACGATATCCTGATTGCCCACCGCTTCTTTAATATCGCGCATGAGGGCTTGCCGGCCGTACATGATTTCATCTCCGGCCTCACCTGCGCCAAACAACGTGGCATTTGTGAACATATAGGGATTGTCCATGGCTTTTGCGTGCCATTCGACAGAAAATTTTGGAGCTTCAGGTGGATTGAGTGAAAACTTGCCTTTGATCTTGAAATGTGGCAATTTAATTTTTGGCAATTCCCAGTTGAAATGAAAGAAACTTCGAATCCGATCAATCGCATTTCTCACAGTATCAACCGCATGGCTCCAACCATCCCGAATGGCATTTACAGGAATCATAACCGCATCTCTGATTCTGCTCATGACATCAGCAATGAACTGCGCCTGCTTTTCTGCTAGATGAATCCGGTCGTTAATAAAATTAACAATAGCGCTAAAGGCACCTCTAATTACGTTAATTGTTCCTAAAATTACTGCTCGAATGGCGTTGATAATCGGCAGAAATACTACCTGCATTCCATGCCAAGCTAATGTAAACACTGTGCTAATAGCGCCCCATGCAATATTCCAGCCACTTTGAACAACCGTTAAGAATCCCATAATTACCGAAGCGATTCCATTGATAATTGGTGAAAAGAATGCAACCATTCCATTCCACACAGTTCTAAAAGAAATGGAAATGCCTCCCCAAATGAAACTCCATACAGCTTGTATTACCATCCCAACCGTTTGAATAACACTGGCAATTACGTTGATTGCTGTTTGAACAGCGCCAACAATTGCGTTCCAAACTGCAATGATTTGATCTTTGAAGTTGACCCAAATAAATTGGAAAGGTAACAAGATCAGCTGAATCCACGCTTCGATGATATTTCCGATGGTCATCAATACAACTGTAATGACATTTTCGATTGTGTTGAAGACAATCGATATGACGTTTCCTACCGCTTCAAACGCACTGCGGACAGCTTGCCATTGCTGCTGCGCCAGTTGAATTCTTCCTTGGAAGAACTGAACTACTGCTCCAAACGCTGTTTTAACCGCGTTAATAACGGTCAGCACAACCGTCTTGATCCCGTTCCACACGCCATTGATAAAATCACGAAATTTTTCGTTGGTATTGTACAGCGTGATTAAAGCCGTAACTAATCCGGCAATCGCAACGATTGCAAGTCCAACCGGGCCTCCAAATGCGCCGGTTATTGCACCGCCAAGACCTTTAATAAATGCAACAAGGCCCGCAAAACTTTTTATCATTGACAAAATTGTGAAAAAAGTTTGAATGCCCTTGATAATTCCGGCTAAAGCGCTCAGCGCTTTAAACGCCATTAATGCCCCGAGCAAGCCGACAAGCAGTGGCGTCAGTTCTTTAACCTGCTCTTTGTGCTTTGATAAAAACTGCGTTGCATCTTTAATTGCTGGAATCACGCTGCTATTAATCAATCCTACAATGCCTTTAAATAGATCATTGACCGGAAGCCCGGTATACTCTTCAATGACTTGGCCAACACCTTCAAAGATATTCCCAATTACCGGCATAATATTTCTAAAGTTCGCAACAATCGAATCGCATAACTCTTCTGTCGTTTTGCGAATCTTTTGACTGTTGCCTGTGCCAAGCGCCGTGAGAAAATTCTCCCACGCGCCTTTCATTGAATTATATGAGCCTTCAACGGTGCCGGCTGCTTCTTTTGCCGTCGTTCCCGTGAAGCCCATTTCAACCTGAATGGCGTGAATGGCTTTAAAAACATCATCTAAGTTGTTAATGTCATAATGAACGCCTGTGAGCTTTTCTGCATCAGCAAGCAAGCGTTTCATTTCTTCTCTTGTGCCGCCGTACAATATGTTCAACTCAATTCGCTACTTTTGAGCCCGTTCTCTTACGAACTGCTATATGTCGCCATATAGTTCAGACTATCTCTTCAATCTTTTAGATTGCCTCGCGCTTCCATTCGCTTGAATGTACTCTACTCCATTAAAAAAACGCCCATTCAGGACGTTTTCTCTGTTTCGCTAGTCGTTACTCGTTCCGCTTCCGCGGCTTCGCACGGTATTTGCTCAAGCTGCTTTCTCGAGCCCTTCACCGTTTTCACGAGGTTTATACTGAGCAATTTGGCACGGTTTACCCAGTTTAAGGTTATCCAGCATCGTGTAATTTTGCTTTGCGAACCCTTGATAGGCCCACTCAATAGAAGCCATTGAGGTGCCCATCTTATTCGCGTTCCTTTATACCCTCGGTTTCCCGATATTTATTAGGGGAGTAGACTATCTCATATCAACTTAAATATAAATCCATGATGTGTTCCACCATGTTTAGCACATCTAGAAACTTCACACGGTAAAAATCCGTCTACCTTTGTTTCTACGATAGCACCATAAACTTTTGATTCTCCAGTTTTTACATTTATGGCTTTAACCTTTAAAGCCCTTTTACTATTACGCCCACACTTACCGTAATTTGGGTGTCTTTTTCCTCGCACATGATTAATTAAATCATGCTTATAGGCGTGTATAACATTATCTTGTACAGAAACCCACTCAAGATTATCCAGTGAACAATTTAACTTGTTCCCGTCTTTGTGGTTTACCTGTGGAAGATTATCCGGATTCGGAATAAAATATTCAGCAAGAAGCCTGTGCAGGTACTTTTGTGTCTTTTTTCCGTTCTTTGCAAGCGTAACTCTATAATAGCCATTCGGCGCAATATCCGGATGTAGCACTTGGCTTTTTCTAAATCTTTTACGTCCTAATGAATCAACGCACATTCTGTCTTTGCTTCTTACAATTCCTGTATCAGATAACTCGTAAAAATCTTCAAATCCAATAATGGCTTTCCACATCTTGTATGTACACCTTTCTTGTCAATATAGGTGTATTATACAACAAATTTATAGTTTAAATTGATCACACCGCTTCAGGCCGCGTACCAATAGTGACCCTACTTCCATAAAGGAATAGTCGTTACATCTTCCCCGATTATTCGGAGCTTGACACGGTGTTGCCCTCGTCTTTACGTTAGGGGTTTCACCGTTAGCACAGCTTTAAGCTGCACACCTCTGGTAGAGTTCAATGTGTTTCGAGCGGACAATTTGATGTCTATCCGCCATGTCTTTGACGGCCATATCCCCGACTTTCGCGGCGGCTTTGGTATTGCCGTGCACAGCCTGCAATAACGAGGCAGAAAACCCCGTTATATTTTCCATATACTGATTGGCAGACATTCCAGCGGTTTTATAAGCGTTGTCTGCATATCTTTGAACACGCTTGGAGCTGTCTTTAAAGATCGTATCCACACCGCCGACTAATTGCTGATATTTTGAAAAAGCGTCTGCCGCTGCTTTTCCAAATTCAATAACTTTGCCAACAGAGAACACACCCGCCAGCACCCCGCCAAGTTTTCCAGCGACTGCTCGCATTTTTTCGAGTCCTGCGCTGGCTTGATCGGTTCCGTTTCTGTATTCCTGTGACCAGCCGTTGATTGAATCGCGTAAAGTTGACAAAGCCGACGCCGCGCCATGCGTGTCGACATTCACATCAACTTTCGGATCAGTGCCGTCAACAGCTTTTGCGGTTTCTTCGACTTGCTTTAAGGATGCTTCTGCGTCCGATGTGTCCGCGCTGGCCTCAATATGCGGAGATTGTCCATTAATCGCATCCGCTTGATCCGACACGCGGTTTAAGGCTTCTTCAGCTTCTGAAGTATCCGCACTTGCTTCAACATCCGCGTCTGTATCGTCAAGCGTCGCGACCTGCTTCTGAAGAGCTGAGATTTTTCTTGTGCCTTCCGCATCGTCGAAAGAAAAAGTTACTTTAGCATCGCCAAATCCTCCGAGTGCGCGGCGCATTCGATTAAGGCCTGCTTCTATGCCGGAAGTATCTAAGCTGGTTTCAATGACTATGTTTCCATCCGCCATAATGGCCTCCTTTCTGAATTATAATCCAAATTGAGAGAGATTCACCGCCGTTCATTAGTGCCTCGTCTAAAGCGTCTTGATACGCTTTATCTTCATCGCTCATCCGATCGTGTGGTGAAGGTAATCGATACATTTTTTTGAGCTTATCGATTTGCCGCTTTTCTTCTTTACTCATTCCTTTCGTGTCGGTCGCACGATAAGACACAATCTCCATGATTTTGGTGTTGGCATTTAGGCTGTCAAACAGTGCTTTAAATTTCCACCAATGCATATAAGCCACTTCGGTGAGATCAATGTGATACTGCTCAAAAAAAGCGGCAAAAATATAAGGTGCATCGTACTCAAAGGAAAGCACCGCCTTTTTTGAGCCCTCGCCGTGTACCTCCCGATCACATTCAAAGAAAGCTAGTGCCGCCTCAACCGCTGTTTCAACATCTGACGGAATGCCGCCAAAATAAAGTTCAAGCGTTTGTGCCGTTTTTTCCCACTCTTCCAATGATGGATCTTCGAACAAGGCCGCAACTTTGATTGAGGTTCTAAAGTCGGTGTCAATTGGATATTCAACATCGCCGATCCAAACGGATTCAGGAAGTGGATCGGTTAAGATGTTCATTTTGCTGCATATTCCGAAACTTTCATCATACGTTTTCGGTCAGCCATGCCGACAATGCTGAGCACATACGTCGCCAGGTCCATCCGTTCGTAGATATCAAATTCACGATCTTTAAAGATGGTGTCGTATTCGCCCGCGCCCAGAAACGTATCAACCGATTCTTTAAGAAAAGCGTCTAACTCCTCTAAACCTTTCTTACTGTCTGTGATTTTATCAATGTTTTTCTGGTAAGCTTCCATCTGCTTGCCAATTTCATCTTTTTTATCAAAAATTACCTGATTATGTTCGACTTTATACGTCTTGCCACAAATATCACCGAAATCGATAAATTTCTTTTCAAATCTAAATCTCTTTGCCATAAGTTTGCCCCCATACAAAAATAAAAGGGCTGGATTGATACGCAGCCCTTTTAAACGTCCATGATACTAATCAATTATGCCCCTGTTCCTGTGCTTGTGGTTGTTGCGCTGTCTGGAGTAAATGTCATTTTACCGTCTTTAATGGTGGCTTTCCCAAGCACCACATCACCAACCTGGTTTAAGTTGCCGCTCATGGTGACTTTTTCACCGCCATCCCCTTTAATATCCGACACTTCAACATTGACGTGGAATTTACGGGCAAAATACGATCCATCTTCATTTTTGTTAAACAGATCGACTCTGTAATAATCCGTTTCAGCATCTTCACCGGTAAGCTGTTTGGCCCCGATATTATAGATGTACTGAATCACTTCCTGGCTTTTAACAAAATCTGTTTCAAAGGGGAATTGTCCTTCATAGCCAGTAATGGCCGATGAACTCGAAGATTCGTTAATATACGTTGTGCTGTCCGATTTTGACGAAGGGCTTTCATCCAAAGAAGTAAAACCCGTTCCGCAAAGCTGAAGATCGGATGCGCCTGATTTGCCAACATCCAAGTAATCTGCAATTTGATGTCTGATAATTGGTGATCTATTCTCCATTTTATGCCTCCTGATAATATTGTAATTCACACTCGATTTGGTACCGAGCTGTATTAGCCTGTTCGTTCATGAGATAGCCCGTGTCCGTCGCTTTGAGCGCCCACGGTTCTTTTTTCTCGCCTAGGTTAGGCAAGGTGCCCTCTCTTGAGCATTTTTCCAGCCAATCGGAAAACTCGCTGAAAAAATTGGAATTTTCAAGATTGGTGAGAACATCGCTGCCATAATAACGCGTTGACGCAAACACGAAAGAAAAGCGGCGTACGCTGTCGCCATTGATATACTGCTTCACAATCGGATTGACCGGCAAAGGCTCGATTACATAAGCGATCGGATCCGCACCAAGCTGATCAACACCAATCCCTTTTTTATACGTCCCGAGACAAGGGCATTGGTTCTTGATAAAAAGCCGAACTGCTTTCAATATGCTTTCGCTCACTTGGCTTTACCTCCTACAAAGCGTGCCACTTCCTTTGTAATCGTCTCGCCTTCCGCTGCCCAGCATCGCTTATCCCAATATGGGCCGCGTACCGGTTTGCCCTCACGGGTGTTCTCTGTCGTGTACTGCCTATGTGCATATGGGGTGACAAATGTGATTGAATCCACGGATTCAACCGCGGTATTCTTCAAAACGCCGTTATCTTTCTTCACGTATTTATCCATATGACGGCGCATCGTGCTGGTGAAAAATCGCTGTGCCAAACCACCTTTAGACAATCCACGTGATGATAAAATCCGCGCTGTATCGATGTTGACTTTACTCATTTTGCTATCACCTTAATATGCTGCATGTGTGCTGATCCATAATCTAAGACGTGCACAGATGTCACAAGCAAACACCCCGCATCTAAAAGCTCCGCTTTCGTTTCACCTTCTATTGGGCATTCACCTTTGGCAATCATGTCTTCTTTATCGACCGTCGTGCCGATCGGCAAATAAAAAATTAACTGATCGCCTGAATAAACCGTTTTACCGCTGATGATCAAAGCCTGCTCATTTTGGATATGAAGCGCGTTCACGACCGTTTTGTCATAACGATCACATTCTTCCGCGGCATCCCACGTTTTATGAAAGATTGTCGCCTTCACCTTCAAACCCCCGGTACATTAAACCTGTTTCCATCAAATAGGGTTTCACCGCTTGATACCAGGCCTGTGCATTGTAAGTCAATAATTCTTGTGCCGACGGCGTCACATAGGATTCACTTTTATCCCCAATACCTTCACTTGCAATCACACGCCCATCATGCGCCTGTAATTGGGTCTCTTCTGCGATAAGCTTGTCAAATACTGCGCATTCCGCTAATTTAACGTTATCTGCGGTGTTTTCTGTGAAGCTATCTCCATGCTTGGCAATGCGGCCAAAACAATAATAATCGCAAATCCGCGATGCTCTTTTAATCAGCCGGTTAAAGGCGGCCTCATCAGAAAAGCCGCCATAGACAGACTGATAAAAATCAAAGTCAGCCGTCAGCATTTTTCGCTGCCGCCCGTTTTTTCGGCTTTTCCGGTTTTATTTCTTCATATCCCCGGCTTTTGTAATAATCGAGCTCGCTTTCATTGATTGTGAGTTCTTTATTGGCTTTGATTACATGAATCATTTTTCACCCCTTAAGCAGTCGCTGTGACGTTAAATTGAATTGCGTCCGCTCTCTGATTGAGAATGAAGACATCTTCATAAGATTCTTCGTAATACAGATATTTACCTTCGGATCCGGCGGACGGCGCATCGAGTTGGCTGTACGTATAGGCAACCGGTGTAATGACAGCCTGCGGATGAATCAGCATCATATTAATCTGCTGCGCGCTTGAGCCCACTTTATAACCGGCCGTAAAGTCATAAGCGGTTTTCATCAATTCAGAGGGAACGACTTCCACCTGTACCAAATCAATGTCTGTGACGCGGCGATTGATTGACGTCCCTGCGTCCTTGATATCGATCGCCCGTGTGACTTCTTTTGCCTGTTTGATCAGTGTTGACGTCTGCGGCGTGACATAGAGGATCCGCCCCATTTCAGGCGTGTTCGCTTCGGTTTCAGCCTGCATCATCTTGTCAAATTCTGATAATACATTGTCAACGGTTAAGGCGGTCGTCGACGCTGTCTTGGACTGTGCCACCCAATCCGCATAAATTTTCGAGACACAATAGGCATCCATTTCAGGAAATTTTTGAAATTCATTAAACGACTTTGTGATATTTTGAATGGACAACACCTGATTAGAGAACTGAATATCTTCAGGTGGTACAAGTGTTTTCCATTTTCTGTAATTATCAAGCGTCTTGGTTTCCCATTCATTCTGATAATTACGTGTGAAGGATTCAATCTTATCAAGCGTACCATCTACACGGCCGCCTGTTTTTACAACCGGAACTTTTATCGTATTTGCATCGATAAATTTGTACTGCGAATTGTTTTCTGTGTTATAAAGCGCACCGAAATGCAACACATTTGGAAAAGCATTCGCTAATGCCTGTGCATACTGTTCTGCATAATTAACTGCCATAAGTCATTACCTCGTTTTTCTTACACCTGTGAAGTGGAAATTAAAGCCGCCGCCTTTATTTACGCCCTCTGTATCCTCTGTCATGGTGGGCGCTGACGCGGCTTGCGGGCCATCTTGTTTCGTTTGCTCTTTGACGAATGCGCCGGGCTGCGTTTCCTGCATCTGTTTCATATAATCGTCGGCACCTAAAAATTTACCGCCGTCATATTTGAAATCTTGAGCAAGAAATTCAGACAAAGCCGCTTTTTTAGCCAGATCGGATGTGAATTGATACTGTCCCAAATAATCCCGCGCCGCGTATTCTTTTTCTCGCGCTGCCATTTGGTCTTTAAGCGCCTGGGTATCGGTATTGTACTTTTCTTCCCAATCTTTTGTGGCCTGTTTAATTCCGTCAATGTCCATGTCATTAAACGCTTTGATCTGTTTATTGGCGTCATCGAGCTGTTTCTGAAGCGCTTCCTGCGTTTCTTTCTGCGTGTCTTTCAGCTCATTGACTTTGCGATCGTATTTATCTTTTGCGATAAATTCACCGTCATTCAAATCAAACAGTTTCGCATTCTGTTTTTCGAGCGCCTTTTCAAACTGATCCTGTGTCAATGCCTGGCCGTCAAATGCTTTAGTTAAGATGTCCTTTAATGCCATAAATCTTCCTTTCCCGAATCGATTTTTTAACCGTGGTTCACTCCACAACTTATCGGAGCGCATGTTAACCGGCTTGCGCCAAGCCGAAAATGTGACGCGGTTTAACGTCATGTGACAGGACGAAGCCTTTTAACCGCCATGCTCAGGGCAATAAAAAACCACGACGTTTTGGTTAATTTCGTCGCGGTTAAATTCGTAACTGTGACGATTTAATTAAAATCGTCAGGGTTAAAATGGTTATGCGTCCTTCTCTATCATTTTTCTTACTGAGTTCCTTATCGCCGTGGATCACAATCAAAATAGTCTGCCATGTCTCCTAATCCGGCTTCTTTTAGGTACCCATATTCCCGCTCCTTCTTTAGTCGTGTATAATCTGTGAGGGTGTCAAATACCCTATTCTCACGTTTTCTCTCGCAAGACTTTTGATATACATTTTGCCTCTTGAGCTTTTTAACTGTGCGTGGCTTTACGATCTTTCCTTCATCAAATACATTTTTTAATCGAGTATTGGCTTGTTTCTGCTCCCAAGCATATCCTCTCATGCCATCGGTTAATCCTTTGAACGAAAAACAACTCATAGCAGCACAAATTCGGCCTGGGCTCAATGTCATCGTGTTTTCTCCTTATTTGTAAACAATAAAAAAACGCCTTTCAGCGTTGTGAAATTTCAATCTTTTAATGTGACAATTGCGGCAATAGCCAGCGTAATGAGCGATTTAATGGCGTCGGCCGCTAGAATGGCGCCGACAATTGTAAAGAATAGTTTCATAATTCTCCTGTTATCCTGCCTTGTTATAGCATAATGCCTTCTACCGCTGCGCGGAGTTCCAGTGCATTCAAATATTTCAACATAGCGCGGTACTGACAGTATAACAGACTGCGTGGACATCTTGGCGTAAATGGCAGTGTCCCTGCGTCCAAATCATCAAGCATGTTTTCAAGTTTCTCCACTCGGATTTTCAACTGATTGTATTCTGCTGCCATACGTCTTCTGTAATCTGTGCTAGTCATGTCCGCAATTGTTTCTTTTAATTCTTTCATTTTTTCTTCCTTTCAACCTCTTTCTAAGCCCTTGGTAACACCTTACTAAGCCCTTGGTAAGCCCTTACTAAGCCCTTGGTAAGCCCTTTCAGGCACTAAAAAAGCACCGCCTAAGCGATGCTATTTTATCTTAATATTATGCCGATTTCCGCATATGAGCTATATAATGATTGATACCTTCAACTGACAACATATCAAAATTATCATACACCTGCAAAAAATATTGCTTTATCTGCTCTTTACTTATGATTTCATTCGATCGTTCATCTGAAGCGTAACCACGTCTAGCATTTATCCATGGTATCTCTTTATGCGTTATACCCTCAAGCGCTTTTCCGCTGTATTGTCCAAACGTTTTGGCAACCAAGTCAATGATCTGTTTCTCAACATCATTTAGTTGCCCGTCAGACCATTTAACATACGGAAATCTCTCATCATCAATCGGATTATATTTGAAATTCTTAAATAAATTATAAACATCTGGAAAAACGGGGCCATGAATCCATGCTTCACAATCTTCTTCAATAATTGCCAGCCCAGTTGTCGCAAGCGAAATACCTTGAACGAAATATAATAATTTCTGAAGAGATAACGGCGTAATTTCTTCTAATTTTTCAAAAATACAAGTGATCACGTTACGCGTTTTTTCTGGCACTTTTGCCGTCAGCATAAGATTATTAATTGCTCTTTCCGACTTCTCAAAAGCGATCTGACTGATACTTTCTTTATGCGCCTGAAGCATTTCTTTCATATAACTCGGCGAAGCGAGTGCACGACGTATTACATCAGAATATTCTTTTGATGGAACTTGACCGTCAAGATAACGACTAATCGTTACCTTTCCGAAACCAAGCGCTAATGATAATGGTTCTTTCCCAATATTGTAAACATCAGATAACTTTTGAATATCATCAACTGAAACAATACCTTCTTCTTTCCGATATTGTGTGTCTATTTCTCTAACATTTTGATCAATTAAACCGCGTGGCGTAACTTGGCAACCACATTTATCACAGTACGCTTCGGTAATAACGAATTGGTAATCTTTTCCTCGGATTGTTCTTTTAACAGTTTTCTTTTGAAGAGAATAAGAGACTTCATTTTCGCAAAACGAACAAAATGTATATTTTCTATTATTCATCGCGATTCTCCTTTCTCATTTTTCAAAATAATACTCCATCGGATATTTGCTTTCATGGAAAGAAATGACAACCACAAAATGGTTCTTGGTCTTTTTTAGTTTGATATAAAGTTCGACCTCGTCAAAACCATCTTCAAATCGTTTTTGAAGCGTCACATTTCTGCCAAATATATATAACATTTCGCTCGACTGAAGCGAACGGTCTTCTACACGTCCACAAAAATCATTAACTTCAAGCTGTGTGATGATCTCCGCCGCTTTCCGTTCATCAATCAGATAATTGAGAAACAATGCGTCATTTGCTTCTCTGTTTTCATTGCGTTCAATATGGTACTGGCCTTTGCGAACCAGTTCACATACAACTAATAAATATTGCTTGACTTCGTTTTTGCCGATCAAGAAAGTCTCCAATTTATTTTTCTATGGATATTATAATAAAATGATTGGATTTTGTAAATATTCTATCATTGATTTAAGATTTTTTACGAAAAGTCACAAATGCTTCAATTTTTGTCTATCGCAGCTCTTCATTCATGAGTTATCTCCTTCTTTTTCATATTCTCACACTTTATTATACCTAGAAAAATTCCTTAACGATATTAAAATCATTGCTAAGGTGCGCTGTTAAATTCTCATATCTTTCTCGAAGTTCCTTTGGCCATTGATTAATTTCCGGCAAATTGTAACCGTTCTTATACATAATACGCACAAGTTCTAAAGCGGAATCTGTTTTCAGTGCTTCTTCATATGCTTTCTTATTCATGATATCCCCGCAATAAAATCAAACAAAGCTTTGTCCTTTTTCTTTAATAATTTAGGATTCGTGCAGTAATAACGATACCCTTCCGAAAAATATTCAATTAAAACATTGGTATTTAGATTTCCATCTTTTGTTATCCATTCGTTTCCCTGCGAATCAACTTTGTTAATAAATCCCTGATAGGTTGATAGAAATTTTTCGTTATCAAGATACCGGATTTCTCGATTACCTTCTCGGACTTCCGTTTTAATCTCCTTGGAAAAGACACTTATTTTTTCAGACAGCCCGCTATCTCTAACTTTTTTATATTCAGGATCGTTGTAAAGTTCAAGCATCGTTTCAAGGGCGTGACCGAGTTCGTGTGTCAAATCACCTTTTCCGGCGGTGGCTTTAAGATATAGAATCCTTGTTTTTCTATTATATCGTGATGGTTCATTTTCATCAACTACCCTGATTTCTTTTACATAATTCTGCAGCGCATCGGCATGTAATTTTGGAATTCTGCTCAATTCGCTTTTAAAATACTGCGTGAAATCGCCTTGGAATTTCTTCGATCCTCTGACTTGATTTAAATAAGCTGGCATATTCACACTTATAGTGTTCTTTGTATTGTTCTTCCCTACTCTCGTCCTTCCCCACTTCGCCCACTGGCCTGTGGCCTTGGAGAAGACTTTGCATTGGCGCATCTGTTTTTCGATCAGCACCTTGTCATTTCAGCCACTGTCGCCAGATTTCGCTTGTGATGTGCGTCATCATGTTCGTCTAATCAATTTAGCTTTTTCGCCAGTGAATTCTTGCCAACGTTCGACAGTGACATCAACGTATCTTGGATCACATTCCATACCATACGCCACGCGCTCGTTTTGCTCACAAGCCATGATCGACGTTCCGCTTCCACTGAACAGGTCAAGCACAATATCCCGATCTTTAGTATTATTTCTTATGAGGTAATCAAACAAACCGATGGGTTTCATCGTCGGATGTAAATTAGATACATTTGGCCGGTCAAAATCTATTACGGTTGCCTGCTTTCTATCAGACGTCCACAAGTGGGGTGCACCATCTTTCCATCCGTAAAGGCATGGTTCGTGTTTCCACTGGTAATCTTGTCTGCCTAAGACAAAAGCGTTTTTATTCCATACCAAACACTCCCTGATTTGCCAGCCAACATCTTTGCAAGCGCCTCGGAAGTTATATCCTTCTGAATCGGCGTGCCAGATATAAAAGACAGCACCAGACTTCATAACACTGTCTGCATTTGAAAAAGCGTCTCGGAGGAATTGCCTAAAAGCATTGTCAGATTCAAATTTATCATTTTCAATTTTTAACATGTCTTTAGTTTTGCCAGTATAATCCACATTATAGGGTGGATCAGTTAAGAACATGTCGGCTTTCGCCCCCCCCCATGAGATTCTTTACATTATTTATATCAAGGGAATTACCACACATCAAACGATGTCTGCCGAGTTGATAAATATCGCCGGGTTTTGTTTTAGGTTCTTCTGGTAGTTCTTCATCAAACTCATCTTCTTGAACATTTGCCTCATTGTTGTCAAAAGAGAAATCTCCGAAATCCACCTCAAAATCGCCAAAATCCAAATCCTCCAGTTCCATGTCCAGTGCTTCAAAATCCCAGTTTGACAGCTCCGCCGTTTTGTTGTGCATAATGGCATATTCCCGGCGCTCTTGATCAGTCAAGTGGTCAAGGCGGATAACCGGCACTTCTGCCATGCCGAGGCGTTTTGCCGCTTCCAGCCTGCCGTGACCTTCCACAATGACGTTGTGGTCGCTCCAGATGCCGATCGGATCGTCAAAGCCGTACTTCTTAATGCTTGTCGCGATCTGCTCCACATCATAATCCTCATGACGACGTGTGTTGTTTTCATACGGTTCTAAATCATCAACTGGCAAATATTCAATCTTTAACTTTTCCATGTGCTCTCCTGTTTCATTGCACTAAAAAAGCACCCATTTCTGAGTGCTTATAAGTCTCCTTTACTGTCAATACCACATATAAACCATATGGTCGGGATACCTGTTGTATTTCACCATTTGCCGCAAGATCTGAATGATTCTTCCAAAACCATATGCGGCATTATATTTTTCGTCCTGAGCGTTATATTTCACGGAATCATAGCTGTCATTTTTGATATTATACTGAAAATTGCCAATATCGTTTTTGTCCTCATAGCAATAATCACCTGTGATTAAATCACCTGTTTTTTTTAAGTTTAGCAAGCGAATCATAATACTCTCCAGACTCCTTAGAATAATTGTATTTAGTACTCGCCATTTCATGCGCCACCGTATGATCAATTCCTGGATTTTCTCTTTTTATTTTCATCTCAAGCATTTCATGGTTGATCAGTGTTCGATCATGCTGCTTAATATCCTTTTCCTTACCTTCTGCAAGGCGCTGCCAACTTTGCGCAATCGCGCAATCGGGAATGAATGGCTCCATCTTTCCTGTAAATTCATTATACCATCTTGGCTCACCAGAAAACAAATAGTTTTTGATAGATTTAATATCTTCTTCGGGATAGCCCAGCCTATCAGCAATCTTTTTACAGTCTGTTGATTTTTTCATGATTTCAGAATAGAAAGAGTTCGCAAATGCTTGTGCCTTCTTGCTATAAGGATTTGTAATTCTTGCGCCAGAAACGACAATATTATTGGTTGTTTTGCTCATTACTTTCCCTACTCTCGTCCTTCCCCACTTCGCCCACTGGCCTGTGGCCTTGGAGAAGACTTTATAATTTTTCATCTGCTTCTGAAGCAGCGCCTTATCTTTCGTCAGATCGAGTCCAGCTTCTTCTTTCATCATGATCCGCTTGCGGGTCTTGCGGATCGCACGTTCATAGGCCCGCTGACGCTGGGTGACTTCGTAATAGGAATAGGTTTTGCCGTTGTATGTAACCGGTGGCGGATCAAGGCTCGCCAATTCCTCTTTAGAGTATACCGGCTCTGAAATGCCTGGAAAGAATGGATAATAGGTATGACGGCAGTTAGCGCCGAGCAAACCGGTGACAGTGCCGAGTCCGGTGGCCTCATAGAGGTTCTTGTGCTTTTTATCCCGTCCGTGAATCTTATAAACTTTCCCCTGCCATTCAGCGTGGGACGGTCTCGCACCTTCATGGGCAGAGACTTCAACGTACTCCGCGCCAAGCGCTTCAATACTTTTGTCATTCATGTCCTGAGCCATTTGATTGGCGCCGGTCATAACAGCCCGTCGCACCGCCGCTTCAATGGACGTATTCACGCCGGAATCGTATTGAATGGCTTTAAGCCCTTCACACGCATCAATCGCCTCACTGATGGCCTGCTCGTACGCCTTCACCCCGGATTGTACCTGTCTTCTGGCGATGGCCACGGCGTCCGCATACGCTTTGTATACGGGCTTATATTCCACCTTCCCATAACGCACATGGGATTGATACCCCACGTTTTGATAAGCTGCTTCAATCCCATTTTTGGCGGTTTTATAAGAGGGGGCGATAACCGTCCTGAGCTCTTGCTTGGTAATGCGGCTGAAGTTTGAAGGGATCGTCTCACCTGTGACGGTGCCCACAAGCTCATCCTGTGCCAGGACTTTCTTGTACTGCCCGTCAACTTTGGTGATGGTACCCGCTTTTTCTGCTGCCTGGTAAAGTTTCTTGTCCCGTTTTTTGGACAACAAAAAAAGCGCACACAAGGCGGATAATGTGTTGCGCTCGGTTTGTCTTTTTCTCCGGTCGGCTTCGGCTTTGACCTCGTTGGCGGCCTGCATGATCTGTTCATCTGTAATGGTGTCGGCCTGTGAGAGAACTTTTGCATATTTCTTCAGGCAGTAATCCTCAAAGCTCTCATCGTAGATGCTTTCGGTCAGTCGGTCTAAATCTTTTGGGTATAACATCAGGTTTCAGATCCGTTCGTTTTGTTTTCGTCGGGCGGCTTGCCTTCGGCCTCTGTTTCTGCCCCTTGCAAAAGCGTTTCGATTGGATTTTCTTTCTCCGGCATCATGTCAAGGGCTTCTTTTTCGCTGACCCCATATTTTTTCATAAGATACAGCTCCGGTTTCAAAATCCCTGCAGCCACATCAGCCTGCATGGCAGCTAATTCGGTTTGCTTATCAATGACAATGGAATCATCCCAATTGAACGTGATTTCCAGCTTGGGATTGTAACGCTGAATACCGCCGATCTGCGCCCAGCAGTTGATGGCCTCGATCAGCCCTTCAAGTGCTCGCTGTAAGGCCATTTGTGTATCTTTGACAAGAGAGAATGAGCGCTGACGGCTGGAGTTGATTTCCGTCGCTGTCCGTTCAATATCATTGGGATCTGAAAGTGTCCCGTAAGCCAAGCAGCAGGAAAATTCAATGCGTCTTAATATTTCGTTGAGGCCGTTGTATAGAGACGCGTCGCGAATCGGCGGGTCGTATACGTGATAGGTATCGCCGATACCGGTTCCGAAGTCTAACGTTCTGAACAGTCGCTCTTTTCCAGCCGGGTAAATGGGCCGGCCTTTTGCATCCTGCATGATGGCTGAACGGTCGACGTCGATTGCGGCTTCTTTTGCGGTGTATTCCCAGTCAATTCTTGAATATTGCCGGTCTGCATCTTCAATGAGCGGCAGCGCATCGGCGTAAATCGACACGCCGAGTGGGGTTACGCTGTCGATAATGTTGTCTCCCGGCATCCGGAAGTACGAAAATAACGGGGCGTAAACATTCGTATACGTACTTTTGGGTTGTAAATCTGCCCAGCCCTCAACATCAGTTAAGGCACACGGCGTCCCTAAAATGTGATCTGCTGCGGTTTGATACTTTTTGTACGCTCTATTTTCAATGGTGTACGTTTTGGCTTGTTTGTCAAATTCGTGATGTTCGAGCCGTGTATAAGTATATTCGCCGATGGTTTTATACTCTGGCAGCACAAGCCCTGTGATCTCGCCGGTCGAGCTGTATCGCGTCGGCACAAAATAGCCTTCTGGCACATAATCGATGGCAATTTCGCCATTAATCAGATAGGGCTTGAAGATCATTCCGCCTAAGGCGATGCCGCGCTGAATGCGGTTTCTCAGCTGCGCGGTGACCTTTTGATATTGTTCGTTCAACCATGGATCATTCGAGACTTCTGAAGAGAATTCAACAGTGACAAGCCGCGCGATCTCTTTTGAGATGCTGACGGGTAAGTTTAGGGATTTAGCGTTGCTTTCTAGCTGCCAAGGTGCTTCGCCGCGATAAGCGGCAGCCCATAACGCAATCGCGTTTTCCATTTCTGTGGTCATGGCTGCGTCGATATGAAACGCGTTTTGAATATCCTGCCGGCCGATCATATTCCCAAATACCCCCTGTATCAATGATTTTAATCTGTCAAACATGGTCTATTGTCCTCGTCTGCTCCAATATTGCTCAAGTGCATAACGAACGGCATCAATGTGGTGATTATCCTTGTCGGGATAACCAGAAATAACGTCGCCGTTCCGATCTCGCTCATATTCATACTTAATAAATTCTTCTTTGGTGTGTGGGCATCTTATCGGATCGATGATGATTTTATTGAGAGATTGCAGCCATTTCATCCCATATGTGATGGAACCCGGCCCTTTTACCGCCGGGCGCATGTTCCACCCCCACGATCTGAAATCGGCTATGGTTTCCAACTCTTTATCTGCTGTGATCCGCTCATACTTGTTGACGCCGATTTTTTCGAGATTGGCTGCTACATCAGTTGAACGCATCTTATTCACGTGCAGCTCTTTGAAGATATAGAGCTCCCGCTTTGCGCTTGAGAAATACATTTCGTCAAAGGCGGTGGGGTCCGGATACCACCCCCAGTCAATGCCCTTGAAAATGCGGTCGAATCCTTTGATCTCATCGTCTGTAATCGCCTTGATTTCCACATTTTCAAACACGTTGCCACCGGTCCCAGTCGGAATGCCTAAGTATTCGTGCTTATATGCCCGTTCGTTTTTTTCTTTAAGAAATTCCGCATCGTCAATAAATTTTTGCCCAAGCCATTGCGCTGGTGTGGTGAGATAGGTGGAATGGTTGAGCATGCAGTCCGGTTTTGGCGTTTGCACGTATTGATTGGCCCAATTACTCATCGTGATGGGCGGGTTGAAGCTTTTAAAAGAATAAAAGGCATCTCCGCCTCTAAGTACAGACTGCTCAACATTTCGGACTTCTTCCGGCCCGGCGTATTGGTCCAATTCTTCAAAGTGCAAAATGCCGACATAGCCAAAGGGCACTTTAAGCGATTTTAATTTCTGTGGATCATCCAACCCTAAAAACATGATTTTCTGGCCGGTTTTCAGCCGCGTGAGCTCTGGCGGGGCTTTGGTGACTTTAAATTCTGATGTGAGACCAAGCTCGTCAATGGCCCACAAGTATTGATTAAATACCGAGGTTCTGATGGTGCTGCCGACTTTTCTTAAGATGACGGCGTGCAGGTTTTCATACTTTTTGATCAGCAGGACCACTTCGATTGAGATGAAAGATGATTTAGTCGAGCCTCTGCCGCCATAGAGTACATATTCCTGATGACCGTGTTTTTTGATGTCGCGGTGCATGTCGTAAAAGGCGGGGCTGATCATCTCGCTCAATCTCAACTTAGATATCGTCAACGATTTGCACCTCCTCATTATCATTTACTTGTACTAGAGCTTTATCCCGCCACCCCGCCTGGCTTTTGAGATAGAAGATGATGGCGGTCATGTTGGGCTCGATCCATCGCTTGGTGACCACTTTGTGCTTGGACGTGAGCTTGCCCTCGCCGTCTGCCCAGATTTCTTCGCGTTCTTCGTCAACGTAATGCCCTTTAAAGGTGTCGATCAGCGTGAAAACCGCTTCTGCTTCGTAAAAATCTTTGCCCTTTTTTAAGGCATTCAGAATCTTCACATTCTTCTTTTTCCAACTGTATAAAGTCGTGTTACTGATTCCAATAATCTCTTTTGCAATTTGGGCATCCGTCATGCCCTTGCGTTTACACTCTTTCAAAAGTGTCAAATGGGCTTCGTCTGTCCATTCTTTCATGATTGATTTGGCCATATTTCACCCATTTTTGAATACAAAAAAAGCACCCGCTTCCGAGTGCTTAAACTTCTCCTGTGCTACAATGATTTCATCACTATCTCCGTAGTGAAATCAAATGGAAAGGATAAGGTTATGAACCATACCGAACAACAGATTTGTGATTATCTCAAATCGCATGATGATGAAGTGTTAGATGTTGATTGTATGTCTTGCCTTGGAATATCCGCAGAGCGTTTTGATAAAGCAATTGATTCTTTAGAACATATTTGATCCTTAACACTGCCATCATTTTGCTCCTTCTCATTTGTTCCACTCCTCAAAAGTTTGAACAATTTCAATTTGGTTTTCTCCATAAAATTTCGGCATTTCATTTCTGCCCATTATTTCTACAAGATAACAATCATCTTTTAAACTGTCACTGACCCAGACTATGAAACCTATCTCTCCAGTTTCTTTTATTCTTACCTTATCATGAAGATGAAAAATCACTGTTTTGATCTGCCTTTCAGTTTTTTATTGTGGTACGCTGTCACAAGTCTTGGCGCCTTACTCCCCTTTGGAATAACCCATCCAGTTGCCACCATACGCTTTTTACTAATGCCTAAAAGCATGTTAACTTGAAAAACTTCATCGCCATTTATATTTTTCCCATAAGAAAGCGCTTTGTTCATTTTCAATTTTGCCAAAATATCTTTTTTCAACCGCTCTCTATTTTTCATATTATAGCCCAAGGTTTTAAAGAAATCAGCTTTATTTTTATCTCCATTAGGATTTAATAAATAATCTGTCATTTTATGCCTCGGGATAGTTGCTCTTTGGTAATTTTTCAACCGTTTGATAACCCGATAACTACTCGCACCGCGTCCACCCATAGATGATACTGCCTTTACTTATCTATTTCGGCCAATAAAATTTGCAACATCTCTTTGCAGCCTTCTTTGTGCTCTCTCATAAGTGGTTGAGGTAATATCTCGACTTGTGGCTTCTCCGTAACCATTAAGCTTTTTCTTCGGTGACTGATTTTTTTCTTCAGCTTGCCGTCTGAGTTCGGCACGTTTTTCCGTTAATTCTGCTCTTTTTTTCCTAAATGCACGTTGCTGATCTCCAAGTTTTAACCATTTCTGATAAGCATTTTCTTCCATTCGTAATTTAAAAGGGTTCCATGAAGCGCGATAAATCGCTCTTTGTTGTGCTTCCAATTTCTCTTCTCGTTTTTGCAACCGTTCGATTCGCGCAGTTAACTTTTCAATTGAAGATCCTGATCCGCCATTACTCCTACCTTTTTTTCCGGAGCTTGCTCCTCTTCCACCCATTTCAATTCCTCCTAATAAAAAAAGAGACGCATCGCTGCATCTCTTCCCCTCGTACCGGGATTTGGACCCGGACTTCACTTTCGTGCGTGCTCCCTGACTTGACACTATACTCGTTGGATTTCGGTTCGGCCGCTTATCCCTTTTCATCATTTTTCCATATTCTCAACACTTTGTCAAGTAACGCTTTATCGTTTTGCGTTAATGGGTCGTGTTTTTTCTCACTGTATTCTCGATGCAAATAGCCATGGTGCACATGCCACTTTCCTGTTCGATGATCCTTCTCAATAACTTTATTACGCTGATTATTTTTATCAAACATTGTAATTCTCAAAACATTTTTACCGGCAACAGTAACATAAACACGGCCTTTAGTCATGGTTTCCATCAACGTTTCTGACTGCCGATTATTTTTAGCAATGAATTTGATGTTACCTACTTGTAACGGCTTTTTATCTTTTTTCCGTATCGTGTTGTATTGAGAACCATATTTATTTCCTTTTTTTGATATCCCGCTACTCGCACCTCTTCCACCCATTGCTTTGCCTATTCTTTGTACTTTGCCTGATACACACCTTTATGAGCATATCTATCACCATTTGTAAATAACGACGACTTCCGGTCAGTATAAGTGACACCGTTCCAGTAACGTTTATGTATTTTCCCAAACAAATCTGTGTATTCCACAATCGCAGCTGATCTCTTTCGGCCTTCGTGGATAGCATTATTAAATTGTTTTGCATTACTTTTAAAGGCAGCTAATGCCCCCCCAGAATGTCTACGCCCTGAGCTGCTTCCGCGTCCTCCAAACAACTGTAAATCAATCTTTACCATTTTCAAATTTCCTCGCTTCGATGTGTTTCACGTTAATATCGCCGTAATTAAAATCAATCGGGGACCCGTAAATGAGTAAATTCTTCGGCTCAAGCCGTTTGATTGCCGCTTCCATGCCTTCGATCCAAATGGTTTTAGCTTCCTCGTCCCGAATTACGCCAACTGTTGAAGTCGCATAAGTGCTATGTTTCGGCAGCCCGTCGAAACAGAACTGATAAGTGTCTGGTTCAGCGTACATGAGTGTCGGGATCACTTTGATGCCCCGATCTTGTGCCATTTGCCCGAGCATCCGCGCTCGGTACACGTTCCAGATTTTCATTGCCATAGGCATATCCAGATAAAGGCTGTAATCCGGCGTCAACATACAGTCAAATCGTGATAGAATCTCAAAATATTTTTTGGGCTGACGCCATAAGCGTTCAAATTGGTAATCGTCGATGAAAAAATGAACGCCTTTTTCGTATTCGTCGCTCCCTGTGGCGTAATTGAAACCTAATAATTCGTCCGGCATATAATCAATCGGCGCTAAAGTTGGAATGTTAAAACGCCCATCTGTTCGATTCGGATCATAATCATTCAAGTTGTACTGATTGTATGTATTTTCCCGGGCGTCGCCATAATAGCCATCATCTTCGTCTTCTTGATCAATATCGCCTCCTGAATCTTTCAGGTCCAGATCAAAATGCATCTCATCAAATCCAAATTGTGACATATCCATATCGATGTCGTCCAACTCGATATCTAATTTCTCAAAATCCCATTTTGAGATCTCTGCCGATTTGTTGTCCGCCAATCGATACGCTTTCACTTGATCGTCGGTCAAATCTTTGGCGCAAATCACCGGGACTTGAGTCAACCCTAATCGTTGTGCAGCTTTAAACCTGGTGTGTCCTGCAATAATCACATTGTTTTTATCCACTACGATTGGAGAGCGGAAGCCAAAGCGCTTGATAGAATTGGCTACATATTCGACGGCTTCGTCGTTGATTCTCGGATTGTTTGCATAAGGTTTGACTTGGTAAATGTTCATATTTTCAATCTTCATGGTTATCCCTTTTCTTCCCATTTTCAGGCATGAAAAAAACACCGGTCTCCCGATGTTTTGCAATAATTGATTCGATTATTTTGTAATAAAAATACCCCCAGACCCTTTACAAATCGTTAGCGTTACGCTATAATATAATCATCCTAAAGGAAAGGAGGCATCGGCAATGAAAATTCATTTAAGCGAAGTCATTAGCCTGATAACAGCTGTGATCAACCTCATCGTCGCTATCTTTCAGGTTAATGACAAAGGCAAATAGCCGACGGGGGAAGCTCATCCCTTCCCCCGAATATCTTGCTTAAATTATAAATCATTGTCGAACAATATGCAACAATTAGCTCTTATTATCAGTATCGTCGCGCTTTGCATTTCAGTTTACAATCTCGTAAACGTACTTAAACGCAGAAAGGATGATTAACATGAAATCAAAGCCGATCCGGCTCTCCAAAAAGAAGAATGGGAAAGGCTACGTCACCAGTTACTCCGTGAATATCGGAACAGCTGAAGCGCGTGAATGCGGCCTTATCCCACCGAATGATGATGAACCTGTCGAGCTTGAAAAGATCATCGATTCAGAGCACCATCGCATTATCATTCAGCCTAAAGCCACGGATTAACCGTGGCTTTTTTATGTGTTTGCCATAAAAAATGGAGCCTGCCCGGCTCCATTGGGGGAGGTAAATTTAAGACAATGTTATCTGTAGTCGTTCCCCTATAAAAATTTTATCAGCATTTTTCAACTTGACTGTGGTGTTAACTGTGCTATTTTAATTTTTTTCATTCATTTCTGCCGACACATGCCGGATATAGTCATAAGACATGTCCAGTTCCTCCGCTACTTCCCGAAGGTTTAGGCCAATGATATCGTGTAAGACACGGATTTTAAAATTGAGATCATTGTTACTCATGACGATGGCATGAATTGTGTCCAAATGGTTATTCAAATCATTTTCATATTTGCGCAGATCCTTCAGATCACGATTGACGCGCATCAGCTCAGTCATCACGCTTTCCGCTTCCTGATGATGATCGGCTCGGATCGCATCGGCGTCCCCATAAGATTGCCCTTTCCCGTAGCTGTTTGGCCCGGCGCTGCCGATCAGCCTCTCGCGCTTCTTTGTCAGAAATTTCCGTCGATCCCGGATGTATGCCTGTTCCTCCCTGATCGTCCTGCTCGTCGCCATCGCTCCCCCTCTCTCCTTCTGAAATCGTCGGCGCATTGTCAATGTAATCTCTCAATCGATCAAATTCGATCGATCTGTGCCCAGCTGAATTTGTAAAGCTGTTGGCAAACTTTCCATCGAGATTCTGAAGCTTTTCCATCTCTTCCCAAAGTGCGTCCGCGTCAATGAGTCTCATGCTTTCTTCTCCTCTTCTTCTGTCAGTTAAAGGGCCTTTATCAGATTCATCATCGCCCTCCTTTGGTAGTTCTGGAATCAATAGCCAGTATTGAACATCATCGATGAAATACGGCCATTCACTTTCAAAACTATAAAATAATAGTGCCCTTGTTCTAGTGTCAGTCCTCAGCGTGCCTAAGACAATTCCGCCTTTTTCGTTTTTAAACAGGATAGGCTTATTTAATGGCGGCAGTTCTTCTTTAGTTTTTTTCCATTTCATCATCTCTATATCCCATGTAAGCTTTATGTGTGAAATAGCCAGTTGGTGGATTTTCAACCGGGAGCCAACATTCCACCTCATCAGCATTAAATTTCTTGAGCGTTCCTGCAATGTCATAACAGCCCAACGCAAAAAACGTCGGTTTTCTTTCATCCCAACTGCATGACAACACTTTTCTGTCAAAAAATCCAAATCTTGGGATCGGCTCTTCTCTCGCGCAAAAAGCAACATAACAATAATCAGGCGGGAGCGCGTCGCTTGTCTTTATCCATTGGGGCGCGGCCCTAACAATCGGCGCTGTAAGAGTTTTTAAAGTTGCCCTTTCCATTGCGTCGGCATAGCCAGAACAATAGTCTTCATAGATTTGAACTTCTTTATCACGTCTATCTGCAAAGTCGCTCGCTTTCCTCCATTCTTTATATAACTCGCGAATCAACTTGTCGCTATCAATCAACTTCATTTCCTGCCTCCCACTCACGATAAATCTTAAACCAGTCGTCGATCCGCATCGTCACCAATGTTTTACAATTGTTCTTCCGATGAAAAACAGCCGGCAGCTCTCCCGGCCTGGCATCCCGGACCGCCTGATCCATCGCGTTTTGCAGCTGCAGCCGATCCACGCGCTTCGCTTCGACGTGGATCCCGGGCAAACCGACGACGTCGGCGTCCCCGTTGGCGCCGCAGTACTGCTGCCCGCGGCGGGCGTCGTATCCTTCGGCGCGGAACTTCCGAGCCAGTTCGCGCTCATAGCGGGCGCCCTTCTGCCTAGAGTCTAAACTGCCGACAAACTCATCTCGATTAAAGCTTCTTTTCATCTCGCTTGTCCTTTTCACATTCGCATATGATCAGCGATACCGCCGCCGCGATCAGCGCCGGCAGCACAACAAAAAATAAAATAAAAATCATAATGTTCCCCTATGCGTGATGTACCATGTAATAGTACTTCCCGCCGAATTTTACACAATCATAGCCAATGCAATAATCTTCCATCTGACGAACCAACCAGTAAGCACCTGAGACCGGTTCTTCCCATTCTCCGCAATCTTTATCGAATTCGGTATAAGTTAGCGCCTGGTCACTGCAAAATCCGACGTCCCAATCCTCGGGCTCAAATCCTTTATCCCACAAGGCATCTTCGCTAAGCCCGGTCAGTTTGCATAAATCTTCTCGTGTGTCAAACATCTGTAAAGTAATCATTTTAATCTCCTCTCAACCGCCGTCAGTGCTGGGCGCTGCGCGAATCATAGATTTGCGAAAATGACACGAAATTATAAATAGAGGTTCTTATGTCCACTTTCTCCAGACATATTTATTCCCGCTGCTCTTTTGCCCAGCATTCATTTCCATCACAAACTAATATTGAATACTTAAAGCCGGATTCGCTCGCTCGCCCTATATTGCTAACTGTTCGGATTTTCCGAACAGTTGAAACTGACTCAATAATTGACGTAACCCATTCACTAACTTAAAAATTCCGAAATTAATTAATCTTCCCTCCTTTCTTGCTATAAGGCTAGCTCAGTGCCCAGCGCTGGCGGCGGTTGTCTTATTCATCTCAAGCCATCACTTTTCTTCTCATCTTCGGCCTGTAAGTGAGCACCGCCTCATCATCGTCAAAATGTTTGAAGTTTGCTGACGTTAAACGCATATCGAAGGCGTTGAGCGCCCCGCCTTCCTGTCTTGCTCGCTCATAGGTTTTCATCCAGATGCTCCCATCGTGTATGAACATCTCGTTGATCTCTAAATCCCTAAACTGTACCCAATTGTCCACAATTAATCCTCCTTATCCACATACATGTAATCAATATCCAATAGCTCAGAGATAAATGCTGGCAGCCGGTCAAAGTCAACTTCAAGAATGCCGCTCTTTCTATCAAAAATGCCGATATGGCCCTTTTGGCGGTTGATGTAGAACGTGAGTCCCTTGATCGTATCAGACTCGTAATAAATGCCATTTTCGGTCTTAAACGTCTTTGACGTTCTATGCGGCATCAATGGAATCTTGAGCCCGTTGATCAAAAGCTTGGGCCCAAGGCGCATGCGCTTTTGCTTGTCCATAAATTCCAAGACCTTCACGGCCTGGTCGATCGATTCCGCTGTATAAGGGTGTCGAGCCTTGATACCTCTTAAGTCACGGCTTACGGCTCTTAAGTTCGTGGCTTGGATCGGGTTCTCTTGCTTGCTCATGGTTCTCCTTTCACGTTGGCATCTTAAAATGATCGGCCATGCCTTCGATCAGCCGATCCGCGCGGCTGTTCTCTGCAATCACCGATTTCTCTGGCTTGTTCAGTGCCGGATAGTCTGGCGTCGTGTCTTCCTGCATGGCAGAGAAGAGCTTGAAGAAGCGCTCCTGATAATCGGCGAAATACCGGCCTGACATATCACACCCCGCTAAGGTCCTGAGCGTCTGCGGGTCTTTAACGTAAGCCTTAACCGGCGGAGAAAGCTTACGAAATTCTTTCTCTGCGTTAGTCAGGGAGTCCCTTAACGCCCTTTCAATCTCATGCCATCCATCTATCGCCGATAGTTTGGGCTGCTTGCCTTTAATAATCGTCTTAATCTCACCAACTGTTGGCGCGAAAGCGTGATCACCGTCGATGTAGTCGCCAACAGCTTCAAGGACGGTCTTAAAGTCCACATCTTTGAACCGCCACGCCCAGAGCGCCGTGATGTCTTTAGCGTCTCCGTTTGTATCGAAATTAGGATAAGCAGCCTTGATCATCTTCATGATCCGGCCTGTCTCTAACTTATTCATATCTCACCTCGTGCTAATCTATCGTAAAATGTTTCATGATCGGGCTGTTCCGGTTATTAAACTTACCCTCGATAATTTTCTGAAAGTTCCCATCTTTGAGGACCCAATCAAAATCAGCCTGCCATTTACCGCTCCGTCCGCTAAGGAAATCGGATGCACTAACCAGATCGAAAACAGCGATCACAGTCTTAGCACCTTCTGCTTTAACTCTGGCTCTCAGATTCTTTTTGCGGGTACTGCTCCACTTGTCTGCTTTTCTGATTGCTGCGATCCCTGTTGGTTCTGCGACGTGATGATTCCAGTAATCAGCATAGAGTTGATAATCGAAGTGCGGCGCGTCAGCGCCTGCAATGTCGGCTTTGTCCGACATATATATATTCTTTACTCTACTTTGCTTTACTTTACTTTCCTTTGCTTTAGGGATTGATTCTCCGGTAACTGACGTTTCCGGTTCGGAAACATGGGTTTTCTCCCCGGAAACCGAAAAAAAGTCGAGCTTAACCAGAGACCCTTTCGGAATCTCTTTTTCATCCAGCAAAAACAGGTCTTTGCGCATACGGATGTTGTCGCGTTTTGAGGCACTTTTAATAAAACGCTTTTGTATGCCTCTGGAGGTTAAAATCTGTTCCTGACTGAAAAGTGTGTAATCGAACAGTGACCGCGCAGCCGAGAATTCAATAACCTGCGACACCAACTCGGGTGAAGCGCCGCAACCGACAGTTTCCGCCATCATGAGGCAGTCGTCTTCATCCCAAGTCATATAATAGCCGTGGTTCTCATAGATTTCACAGAACACATGAATGAGAACCACTAAGCCTTTTGCACCAAACTTTGCCTTAACAAGCCTGGCTTTTTTATCCCGAAAGAACCCGCAATCAAGAGGAAAGTAATCAAGTCCTTCTTTTTGCGGTCTTGCCATTTACTTCAACCTTTACTTTAACCTTGCATCAATTACGGTCTGTTCGACCGTAGCTTCTTCCTGGCTGCTTTCAGCCGAGGAATCCTCTTCTTCCTCATCAACCATTTCATACTGTGTTTCATCCGGCAGATCAACCATATTGGCGTCCAGCGTCGTCTTGATCGTCTCATCGGCGCTGACTTCTTTGACGAACTCCGTGGACAGCGGCGCGTATTTCAGCACGCGCTTGAGTACGGTCTTCTTTGCCATTTCATCGAAGTTGGTCTGCCATGGACTGGTATACCCTTTCTTGTACGCCTGGGAGTATTTCCGGGCGAAGGCGTCCACTGCCGCCTTACTCATGACTTCAAAGCCAAAACCACCGTTGATCAGCGTGAAGACGGCGTAATAATACACAACCTCCCCGCGGTCGAGATCGGTCGAAGGGATGTGCTTCAGGTGCGGCTCCAGGCCGTACTCGTAGCTGAACTCGTCCGCCGCGTACACTTCCTTGGCGTAGATGCTTTTAAACTGCCCAGAGCGGTACGCCAGCGTGATTAACCCCTTGTAGCCGGTCTGATACTGGCACTCCAGTTTGCCGTGATTGCGGTATGGGATAAGGTACGCCTGACCCAATGGCGTGTTAGGCTCTAAGCCCAACTGTGCCGCTTGCATCATCGCCCCGCAAAAACTCGCCGGGGTACATTCTGCCAGCTTGGAATTGCTTGAAACTGCGGTCATCACCATTCGGGTGAACCGCTCCGGCGTGATCACCGAAGGCAGCGCCTTCTTGATCGCCGGTTCCATCACCTTGATCCAGTCCTTAATGCTTTGGGGCGCATGCCTTGCACCCTGTGCGCTCTGATTTGCCCTTTTTTCGAGGGCATCCTTTACAGCCATATGTTTAGACCTCCATTTCCTTAATCGTGAATCTGCGGGACGATTTGCCCGTTTTTCTGTACCGGTCGAACAACATGCCGTACAGTTTCGGGTGTTCCTTTTTGAGTTTTCCGGTGTCGAGGGTTTCCCTCGGCTTTGTGTTCTTCCAGGACACCTTCCAGCCGTCGCAGATGCCGGTTTCGTTATCCTGCATCTCCAGTTGAATCTGCTGCTTAATCGCTTCCTTCTCCTGTTTCAGTCGATCAGCCAGCGCGTCGATCTCGCGGATCCGCGCGAAGCTGTCCTTGAATTTTGATAGATCAGTCGGCGTTTCCTGGGCTTCGCCCTCAGGGTAGAGGGTCGCGATAAAATCGCCGCAGTCCTTAGAACCGTCTGCCGGCGGCATCACGTTCGGGACGATGTAATCATTCCAGAAGTCCTGCTCGATCTTGATCAGGGTCTGGATCTCGTCCTCATCCCGCTCGATCACCCGGGTTTCAATATGAGGCCAGATGAGTGCTCCCAGATACCAGCGCTTGGCGCCGGTCACAGCCATGTAGTGCAGGCACTGGATTTCATAGGACGGCGGAATCTCGCCGTTCTTCCACTGATCAGCTGCGAAAGGCGAAGCCGTCTTGATTTCCAGGCCTGCGTCCTCACCGGTGACCATGCGGTCCACATTGGCTAACATCCACGGATAATCTGGATTGACCAGGATCGCGTTGCGGCGGTGGCACTTCTTCCCGGTGGCCTCACACCACCGCCTGGCGACATAATCTTCCAGATCGCGGCCAATGCGCATGGCGTCGTTGTCAGGGCTGTCCTTCGTCCGCCCGGTTTTATCCGCCCAGACGGATACCGGTGAGCGGTAAGGATTCAGCCCGGCGATGGCTCCGGCGTCGCTGCCGCCGATGCCGATGAGCCGCGCTTTGAGCCATTCTTCCCGGGTCATGTCCCGGGTATCAATTGCGTTGATATTTTTTTTCATGTTTGCTGCTTTCTCTAAATAAAAATGCGTCAAGCCCATTTATATCGTTATCTATCGTTATCGTTGGACTTATACAAATGATCTGAAGTGTGTGTATTTAATGCTTATCATCAATTTTAAAGAAGGAGGATTTGGGCTTGACGCATCCCCTTGAAGGGGCTAAAATAGACTTGCTAAACGTTCTTGCCGCGGGCCTTACGGCCGCGGCTTTTTTCATGCTAATTTCTTTCATTCATGCTCCTTTCTGCCCATTGCCTAACCCAGATGTACCCACACGGGATCAGGATCATGGCCGCAACGATTCCGATCGGCGACCAGTCTGCAGCCGAAGCGCCGATTAACAGCGTCATAATGGCTGTAAAATCCATAAAGCGCAAAACTTTTCGTTTCATTTTGCGACCCCCATCGCATTGATAATGTCCTGCCCGTTGATATTCATCATGGATAAATAGAAGGGCAAGATCGCCGTCCGAACGCAGGCGTTTGCGCCTGCCGTTTTTCGGTAAGCAATCGCGAATGGAACCGCGCCCCGAAGTGCCGCGTTTCTGTACGATTCCGCATCCATTCCGCAGAACCGTGCGGCGTCCTCTGTCCGAATGTAATTGCGCTTGTCATTGGCTTCCACAAGCGATGTGAGTTCATCGATCCGCCTGGCGATGCTGTCTGGAAGATCAATCGTAACTTTCATGCCGTTCTCCTTCCTTACTGTTGTTTTGGATGTAATATCCGGTACTTATCAATCGCGCTCGTTAAAACCTCTTCAGTGTCGATCTGATCGAAAATTTCATCGATCATTTCGACCGCCATCGGTGCGATATCACTATCGATAGTGTTGGCTGCTGTGATAAAAGATTCATAAAGTTCATCAAATAGCAGCGACAGATCATTGTAATCCTCAATGTATTTTTCGCATCGTTCCCACGCCTTACCGGCGATCAAATTGTCGTATACAATATCTGTGAATTCGTTCATTCGCTCTCCTTTCTAGTCTGCTATAATGGATAAAAACCCAGGAGGTCTTTATTGTGAAGATTTTCATTACCCAGTATTTTCCTGTCATCCTTTCAACAATTGCGTTGATATTTTCCATCTTGTCTTTTTGGCGTACGAGCAAGCGTTATCGAGTATTCTTCAACGATCAGATCGATTATTATCTCGATAGTGCCGTTTACTGCAATGACACCAGCGGTCATTTTATTCCTGAATCTGCTGTCGGCTATGGCATTAACTTCAGTATTGATATTGTTAACACATCCCCTGTTGATATTGGCTATTTCGACCTCGTCGTAATAGATGCCGATACTCATGAGCTGCTTCCCTTGGTTACCAGAAGAAGCATGCCTCCCCGCTTTCGCGATATGATTTTCTATCGCGAAAATCAGACAAATCCGCTGCTTCCTTCTGTTCATCACATGCCGGAGGGAATAAGTGGCGTTCTTAAAGCGAATGCAGTCACGCAATGGGATTTATTCGTCCGTGCCGGCGAAGACACTCAGCACATTGCTGTTTCTTTTTGCGTCGCGATGAAAAAGCCCCCATTTGCAAGACGTAATCCGTATTGCCAGGATAATTTCAAATCCTTCCGTTCCGAATTCCGAGTCTGTAATGTTACCGGATGGGCTGAGTTAGCCAAGAAAACACGACCGATTCTTGGAACGTCTTATCAAGAAGCTGCTGATCGGGATAAAAACCATCTCGGCTTTCATTACTGATAGCTGTGGATCAAGGCGATAAAGCTGATGATTAAGCACGCCGTACAGTAAATCCATTTAAATATCTCGAATGTCATCCTTCCTCCTCATAATCATTAATTTTTACAGGCCGTCCTTTTGTCGGCCTATTTTTATGCGCCCCCACAATGCTATAATGTTGATATCATCAAAATGGGTGAAATCTTATAGAAGGGAGGTACTTATATGAAACTTAATAACGATTGCGTTCGCGATATTCTGCTATGCATTGAAGGTCTTTCATTTGGTCAAACTCTCGAAATACCGGATTTGTTGAACGCTTATCCTCAATATTCCGAAGATGAATTGACTTATACCTGCTTAAAGCTTTCGGAAGCTAATCTTATTGAATGCCAAATTTACACGTACATTAATATGAGCGTCCCAGGTATTAGTCGAATAATGGATTTGACAAGTGAAGGCCACCAATTTATAAATAAAATTCGCGACAAAACAGTATGGGCCAAGATTAAGTCAAAATTGCCTGAAGCCGTAATTAATTCAATTCCGGCGTTGATTCAAGCGATTAATTCATTGGCAATGAAATAAGTCTTTAATCATCATCCGCATAACCCAAGCCATACACGTCTTCATTTCTTCATTATCCGGGGACGTGTATTTTTTCTGTTCCATATAGTAGAACAGTGCGGCTGTTGCGACCTTCCAGTTAAGCCAGCGCAACACGGATATGATCGTAGTGATTGATAGTATAATGATTGCTATTTTGATTACGTTTCCTCCTCACTTCTTCAAGAACGTCTCAATCTGTACATTTTCTTAAGCTTTTATTTTGCAAGTGTTGTACGGTTTTCCGTATTTTCCTTGGTAAAAAAAAGACGCATTAAGTCATCTCCAGACAAATCATCGAATTGTGCGGTTTTATCAATTTCATCTTGACTAAATGGCGTTCGATTAGATAACCGATCATATAGTGATGTTGCGCTAATTCCAAGGTAATCAGCGTAATCTTGGTTCCTGCCAAAATGTTGTTTAATAAACCCTCTTAAGTATGAATAATCGTATTTCAATATTTTATCATCCCTTTCTTTACGGTTTTCCGTATTTCTAAAATTATATTACCGCTTTGCCTTTGCTTTGTCAACGGTTTTCTGTATGATTTTTAAATATTTCGTTGATTATGTCCGTTTTTCCGTATATAATAAAGCCATCATCATTAGGAGAAATAATTATTATGAAGGAAAAATTAATAAGCCGGTTAAAAATGTTAATGGAAAAAAATAATATGACAGCAGCGGAATTATCGAGAAAATCCGGTATAAGGGCATCTTCTATTTCTGACTATTTAACCGGAAAATATGAACCTAAACAAGATAAAATTGATCGGTTAGCACAAGCTTTAAATGTAAGTCCTGCTTGGTTGATGGGTTATGAGCACAAACGCTGCATCCCCTCTAATATCATCACCCCTGGTGCAATTCCCATTCCGATCTTGGGCGAGATATGTGCGGGCGACGGCGTATATGGCGAGGAAAATTTCAAGGGCATGTTTTTCATTGACCAATCTGTTAAAGCCGATTACTGTTTAATAGTACACGGCGATTCTATGATAGACGCTGGCATATATGACGGCGACATTGCATTTTTACAGAAAGACTTTGAGCTGATCGACGGCGAGATATACGCCGTCGTTTTTGGTGCAGAAGATTCGGCGACTCTTAAGCAGCTGTACCGCGACGGCAAAACCGTCATCTTACAACCCTGTAATAAAGAATATAAACCGATCATTGTGGATTATGTCGATCTTTACGTCGTCGGTCTGCTCGTCGGCGTTTATCATAAAATTGACTAGAACGGCCCCAGCGACGCGCCGATCCAGATCCTCGGGCCCGTCGTCCAGCAGATCAGGACGCCGTGAGGTGGTGGGAAAATGCAACAGCTGCGGAAATGCAGCGCGGGAAAACTCAATTAACTCGGGAAAACTCAATTAACTTGAGTAAATCTTGAGTAAATGTGTAATTCTTGAGTAAATTCACGCAAGGAGAACCAAGAAATATAACTGCTGCAAAATCTTTAATACATAATAAATTATTTACTTTCAATGTTGACACGTAATAAATTATGTATTATAATAATGTCATGAAAGGGGGAAAAATGAAAAGTTACTCATCAAGAGAAGTGCTCAAAATACTGAAAAAAGACGGTTGGTATGAAGTGGGATGTATCGGCGATCATCACCAATTCAAGCATCCGACGAAAAAAGGAAGAGTAACCCTTACCCATCCCGTCAAAGACATTCCGATGGCCACATTAAAAAGCATTGAAAAACAATCAGGGCTGAAATTCAAGTAAGCCCTGAGCAATCATCTATACAGGGAGAAAAATATGAAAAAAAGATATGAATATATCGCCGTTTTCCACTATGACGACGACGGCATTTCGATTTCGTTTCCTGATCTTCCCGGGTGTCTGCCCTGCGCACAGACGACAGAAGAAGCCATGAAAAACGCGAAAGAAGCGATGGGGCTGCATCTATGGGGAATGGAGCAGGACGATGAACCTATTCCCGACCCGACACCGATCGATAAAATTCATCTCGAAAAAAATGAAGTTCCGGTTTTGATCGAAGTTTTCATGCCTACGATCCGCGACAAAATGAAAACACGTTACGTTAAAAAGACGCTTTCACTTCCCGCTTGGCTCGCGTCCAAAGCTGATGAAGAAGGCGTCAATTTCTCAAAAGTCTTTCAAAGTGCTCTGATGGATTATCTAGATGTAAATTCGGATGAAAGGAAACGGGCATAACCTCGAACATTTTGTTGAGGTCAACAAAACGTTATAGTCGCGCCTCGCGTGGGCGCGTGAGTAAAAATGAGTAAATTTACGCAAGGAGAAACAAGAAAAAAGGTGACTAAATGAAAACTGAAGAAATCAAGAGACTGACTGAGAAAAGCGTCGAAGCCTTTATTCTCGGTCTTGAAGTTTATAATAAGCCGACTATAAAATACCGTGTAGAGGGATTTAGCTTCTTTATTGTAAACGCATGGGAACTAATGCTAAAAGCCGAGCTGATCAAAAGAGACATATCAATTTATTACAAAGATAAACCCGATCGGACAATTAGTTTAGAAGAAACCATTCGCAGAATATATTCAGACAAAGCGACCCGCGTTCGGCAAAATCTCGAAAAAATAATCGAACTGCGAAATATCAGTACACATTACATCACTGAAGACTATGAACTTAAGTATGTCCCGCTTTTTCAAGCATGTGTACTTAACTATGCCAATGAAATGCTCCGGTTTCATCATATCGATATTTCAGATTATATTGCTCCAAACTTTTTAACACTTTCCGTTAATATTGACCCGTTGACAAATCAAGAGGTAAAAGCAAAATATCCTCCAGAAATTGCAGAAAAATTCATCCAACAAACGAATGATCTTGAGGCTTTAGAAAAAGAATACCATTCTGACAAATTCTCAATCAATTTTAAACAAAATCTATATATAACAAAAAAACGCAAAGATGCAGACTTTACCGTATCCATTGCAAATCAATCCGACAACAAAGTCACTATCGTCAAAGATCTGAAAGACCCTTCAAATACTCACAAGCTCTCGTATAATACTGTAATCTCAATTGTTTCTAATCGATTAAAACGTGAAAACATTCGAATCGATTATGAAAAAGGATTTAATTCATATATTCTTAATTTAATTATGGATTTCTATGATGTTAAATCTAATAAAAAATTCGCGTATAAACACGTTATTGGAAAATTAAAAAGTTATACATATTCTCAACAATTCGTAGATTTCATTGTAGAAGAAATAAAAAAGAATCCTGACAAATTCGTTGCAAGTCTAAAAAAATCAAAGAAAAAAAGTTAACCCCAGGCACATAGGAATTGCTCGGCGATAACATCGCTTACCCCATTCTGGGACCCAGTGTTGTTCCTTCACAAGTTAACTTTACATATATTATAACAATTTTCCATGAAAAATCAATTGATTTAAGAAAAATAAATCCGCCTCTGCGCGCCAACACAGAGACGGGTGGAAAATAATAATCGGTCAGATCAGATGATCCAACAAACTAGCATATTCATTGTATCATCTGATCCAAAGTATTTCAACCTCGGGCAAAATCTGCCCGAACTGAAGCAGAAAGGATGATACCATGAGACGCACAAAAACCAAACGTGAAAAAGAAACCGGCCTGATCGAGCGCAAAAAAGTCATCGGCGTGGATCCGATGACCGGGAAAAAAATCTATCACAGCTTTTACGGCCGCGGCCGCCGCGCTGAAGAACAAATCGACGAAAAATACAAGGCTTTCATGCTCAATCAAGAGCTGATCGCCGAATCAAATGAGACGCTCGCCGCCGTCTGTGAGCATTGGATGGAAAACTGCAAGCGCCCCGTTGTCTCTGATCTAACCTATACTCAGACTTATGAATACAGCTTAAAGATTATCACGCGCTATTTTGAGGATCAGCCGATCGCCAAGGTAAAACAGGCCGATATTCAGAAATTCTTTGTCGCCAACAGAGGGCGGAATAAATGGGCCATCGACAAGCTCTATTACATTCTAAAAAATACCTTTGATTACGCCATTCAAAACGATCTCATCGTCAAAACGCCTTTTATCGACATCCGAAAATATGGCAAGCCGCCAAAACAAAAGCAGGCCTACGACGAGGAGGCGTACTTTAAATGCATCGCCTTCGCCAAAATGCATCCAGACGGACTCGGACCATTTATCATTCTCAAGTCCGGTCTTCGCCGCGGTGAACTCTGTGCACTTCGCTGGAGCGATATTGACCTGCCAAATAAGATCATAAACGTTCGGCGCGCCGTCACGTTTAAAGATGGCAGCATGATTATCACACAAGGCAAAACGCGAAACGCTGTCAGACAAATCCCCATTGACACTGAAACCGCCGATTTTCTAGCTGCCACTGAAAGGAAATCGCCGTGTGTCGTCGGTCACGGCCAGAGCGATCACACCGATCCGAAAAATTACGCGCGGCGTGACTATCATCGATTCATCACAGATTTTTCAAACGAAACAGGTTATCCCGTCTTGAGTCTTCACGAGCTTCGCCACACCTACGGCACCATGCTGTACCGATTCCATACCCCGCTCGAGGCCATCGCGAAAGTGATGGGCCACAGCAGCCTGGAGCTGACACGGAAAATTTATGTTCATGATACCGTGGATGATCTCAAATCGCGCATCATTTTCCCTACGATTTAGTACGACAATTTACGAAAAATATACGAATGAAAGTACAAAAAAAGCATGAAATCTCCGGTTTTTCTATTTTTAGAGACCTGAATTTCAGCCTTGAAAAAATCAATAAAAAAGCCCGGATTTAAGCCATCCGGGCGTTATTTTCACTGGAGCTATTGACCGGATTTGAACCGGTGACCCCCACCTTACCGAGGTGGTGCTCTACCTACTGAGCTACAATAGCAATGGTGGGGAAAGATGGATTCGAACCATCGTAGACTAAGTCAACGGATTTACAGTCCGCCCCCTTTAGCCACTCGGGCATTTCCCCTCACTTGAGAACTTCTATAGTTTACCGAAAATCATCCTCAAAGTCAAGGACAATTTTAAAAAAAATGAGCCGGCGTGCGCCGGCCCTGTTTTCTTTTGGAGATCCAGGCTGTTTTTGCCTTACTTGTCGCCGAATACCGCGATGTAATCCCGCTGGAAATTCTTAATGCCGATATCGGTCAGCGGATGATGGGTCATCTGTTCGACGACCTTCATAGGGATCGTGCAGATATCCGCGCCGGCTGCCGCACAGTCGACCACGTGGATCGGGTTGCGGATGGACGCCGCGATGATTTCCGTTTCGATGCCCTGAACTTCGAACACTTCCGCAATGGTCTGGACCAATTCGATCCCAGGCGTTGCGATGTCGTCGAGACGGCCCAGGAACGGGGAAACGTAAGCTGCACCGGCCAGCGCCGCGAGGATCGCCTGCGCCGGTGAGAAAATCAAGGTCACGTTGCACTTGATGCCTTCGCTGGACAGGACTTTCGTCGCCTTCAGCCCTTCTTCGGTCATCGGGATCTTGACAACCATATTCGGGTGGATTTTGGCGATTTCGCGCCCTTCTTTGATCATGCCTTCGGCGTCGGTAGTCGTCGCCTTGACTTCGCCGGAAATCGGTCCGTCGACAATCGAGGTGATTTCCTTGATGACTTCGTTAAAATCGCGCCCTTCCTTGGCGATCAGCGACGGGTTGGTCGTGACCCCTTGAATCACGCCCATGTCGTTGGCGCGGCGGATATCATCTACATTCGCAGTATCGAGAAAAAATTTCAT